CCCATCCCCGCCCGCACAGGCGCCGGGGTTGCAGGCGCTGGTGTCGAAGTGGCGGCACGAAGCAGCTGGCGCGAACATTAGCGTAGCTCTCGTCGCTAACGCATTCGCCAATGAACTCGAAGCCGCCCTAGCCAAGCAACCCGCCACAGGGGATAGTAGTTCCGCGCCGGCAGAGTTGCGGGCGTTGATCGCCAGAATGCGCGCGGCGATACCAGACCGCTTGGGTCACGCTTACGACGACCGGGAGCTCGGCGAATGGCTCGACGAACTCGAAGCAATTCTCGCCAAGCAAGGAGTGAAGTAGTGCTTACACTGCAGGAAAAAATCGACCTCGCGATTCGATGCCTTCGTGACAAAGGTCGGCCGGCTCAGTCGAACGTGCTCGTTGCGCTTGACGTGCTTGAGGATCGGGACACGTGCACGTGCCCGAAGCACGGCACGTGGATCGCGGCGCGCGACATCAGCGCGGGCGTGCGCTTGCTCGACATGCGCATGAACGGTGACGCCGCAGCGAAAGATCCGCGTCTGGCGGACATACTGCCTCAGCTGATCGATCACATCGAAAAGGCAAAGTTATACGACACTCTTCCCAACAAGGAGAAATAGGTGATTCTTTTTGCCATCATTGTTCAACTGTGCTTGATCGTCTCTGCCCTTTTCTTGGCCGAGCACAGGCATCCCGGGCTCGCGCTCATGTGCGTGGGCATGTCGCTCGTGCTGACGACGACGATCACGTGACCGGAGTAACGACATGCCTGCGTCACGCAACAAAAATCCAGCGGTTCCTGCCGCCGGAGAAGTGGGACGAAGCTCTTCGCCTTGTCCCGGCGACATGCCGGGACGAGTGCCGCGCGTACCTCGACACTATGCGCCAGCGCCTTCAGGTCATCCGTGGAAGCGCACCACAGCTAAGTCTTATCCCGGCACCCCGCTCCCATCGCGAATCTTCAGGGTAATACCACGATGAGCAGCACATTCGTATTGAGAAAAGACGACGCGGATCGCCCGCAAATTCTGCAGAACCTGATCGCGTTCGCGACCAGCTTGCCGGCGAACAAGTCGTGGGAAATCGAGATCGGCCCGCACGTCAAGGAACGCACCACCAAGCAGAACAAGGCGCTCTTCGGTCTGGCCTACCCGATCCTCGAGAAGGCCACCGGGATCGACAAGGAAGACTGGCACGAGTACTTTTGCGGTCGCCACTTCGGTGTCGTCGAGCTGGGCATGCTCGACGGCAGCCGGAAGACCAAGCCGCGGCGCACGACGACGACCAACGAGCGCGGCGCGCGCGACGTGATCGGCACCGTGGAGTTCGCCGAATTCTTCGATCGCGTGCAGCGCGAAGCGGCCGGCGGCGGCCACTACATTCCCGACCCATCACCGCTCTGGAAAGAGACCCGCGAACTATGAAGCACACCGACGACACCGTTCGCTTGGTCGAAACGATCCGCGCCGACGGTAGCTCGGTCGTCAAGGACCGGGAGGGAAACGTAGTGTGGCAGACACCGCGCGGCACGTACTCGTTTGTCGACGGTTACGGCTTGGACTGGGTCACACGCGAGATGGACATGACGCCGCTGGAAGTAGCCTTTGCACTCAAAGAATAAAAAGCCGATGACGGCCGCCGAGCGCGCGCACGTCGAGCGTGTCAAGATGACGCCGTGCGCCGTCTGCGACGCGTCACCGCCGAGCGACGCGCACGAGCCGCGACAGGGCCTGTGGTTCTGCGCGATACCATTGTGCCGCTCGTGCCACGTGAACCTGTTCGGCCCGATGTGGCGGATCAGGAAGTGGACCGACGAGTGGCCCGCGGTCAACCAGACACTCGAGAGGTTGTATGGGGTTTGAGATCATCCTGCCGTGGCCGCCCTCGGCAAACCGCCTGTGGCGCGCCACGATGCGCGTGCCGAAGAACAGCAAGACCGGCAAGCGCGTGCCGTCGCAGTGCCTCAGCGAGGCCGCCAAGGCGTTCTACGAGGACGTGAAGGGTGCGCTGTACCTGCAGATGCGTGCGCCGTTCCCGCAGGTAGCCGGGCGGGTCGCCGTCGAGCTGCGGCTGTCGGCGCCTGATGGCCGGCTTTACGACACCGACAACCGGGTCAAGGCCGCGTTCGACGCGCTGCAGAAGCTCGCCCTGCTCGCGAACGACAGCCAGATCGACGTGCACACGGTCGTGCGCTGCAAGCCCGGGCACGGCAAGATCCGTGCGATCGTGCGCGAGATCACCGGGGAACTGGAGGACATGTGAGAACGGGGCGGCCGCCGGGGAAGAAGTACGAATTCGAAGGCGCCATGATGACGCTCTCCGAGATCCGCAAGCGCGTGCCGCGTCTGGATAACGGCTCGATCAAGATGCACCTCGAGCAAGGCCGCTGCACGGCGCAGGCGATGCTGACGTACAATCCCCGCGCCGCGCAGCGAGCGGGAGCGCTCAAGGGAAAGAAAAACGGATGGGCGCGGCAGCCTGCCCCTTTCCTTCGGAAGCGCCCGACATGAACAGCAAGCTCAAGCCGATCGAAGAGCGGGTGGCCGAGATCTTCGGCAAGGCCGGCTATCGCGATATCCGCGACGGCATCGGCGGGTCGCTTCAGCTCAACCATTCCGACGTCGCGCACGCGCTCGGCAAGGTCTGCGGCAGCGCGGGACAACTGCCGGTCATGGCCATGGAGACGCACTACGGCCGCACCCTGATGCACGAGGTGCCGTTGCGCAAGGCGTGGGAATCATTTTGCGGCAGCGTAGATCCGCATCAGGATCGGCAAACGAAAACACTTTCACGCCTGTCGTGCGCGCTTGCGGTGCGCGAGCTGGCGGGCTCACGGCATACGTCTCGAGATCTAGACGACTATGCGTGGATGATCGTCACGCACCGCCGCGTACTCGAGGCCGCGATTCGCCTCTCTGGATCGTGGCTTGACGAACTCCTGATGACGGGCGTCACGTCGCTACGAAGCATGTTGCGCAGCAGGGCCGCATAAGGAGTATACAAATGCAAATGTACCAGATTAAACTTCTGTCGTTCGCGGCCGCGATGTCATTCGCGACGACGTTCGCGGGACTCACGTTCGCGCAGACGTCGTGGACGCACACGACGAAGACGCCGCAGATGGTGTCGGTCACAGTGAAGTACGTCGACCCGAACACGGGCGCGCCGGGCACGATTCACGGACACCTGCAGAACATCACCGGGCAGTATCAGGAAGGCAACGAATCGATCCTCATCACACTTGTGAAGTGATGTTATCAGTGGTACTGTTCGTTCGATCCCCTGATGCGCGGCAGGTAGGCCGCGCAGTCCTTCCCCAAGGATTCGTCGCGCAGTAGGTTCGAGGAGAAGGTCGATGTCGTTTGAAATTTTCGATGGCGCCCGGCTGCCGATCAAGGCGTGGACGCGCGGCGTACAGGTCGAGGATTCGGCCAAGCAGCAGCTGCTCAACCTTGCGAACATGCCGTTCATCCACCGGCACGTGGCCGCGATGCCGGACGTGCACTGGGGTATGGGCGCGACCGTCGGCAGCGTGATCGCGACGAAGGGCGCGATTATCCCAGCGGCCGTGGGCGTCGACATCGGCTGCGGCATGATGGCCTTGCGCACGACGCTGACCGCTTCCGACTTGCCGGACAACCTGCTCGGTCTTCGCACCGCGATCGAAAAGGCGATCCCGCACGGCAGGACCGACAACGGCGGCGTGAACGATCGCGGCGCGTGGAGAGTCTCGAAGTGGAGTGTCAACACCGGAGATCTGATCGCAGATCTCGATGACATCGTCATGATGCACCCGTCGATATCGAAAGCCGCTGACCGCGCTGGCCATCAACTTGGCACGCTCGGCACGGGCAACCATTTTGTCGAGGTCTGCCTAGACGAAGAGCAGCGGGTCTGGGTGATGCTGCACTCCGGATCGCGCGGCATCGGCAACCGAATCGGCTCGTACTTCATCGAGCGCGCCAAGGAAGATATGCGCAGGTGGTTCATCAATCTGCCTGACGAAGACCTTGCCTATTTGCCGGAGGGCACGAAGAACTACGACGACTATCGCAGAGCCGTTGCGTGGGCACAGCGCTTCGCGCGCGCGAACCGCGAGGAGATGATGGACGCCGCAATGAATGCGCTCGCGGCGACCGTGCGCAAGGTCTTCGTCGCAGAAGAGTCCGCGGTGAACTGCCACCACAACTACATCTCCGAAGAGAAGCACTTCGGCGAGCGTGTGCACGTCACCCGCAAGGGCGCGGTGAGCGCGGCCGCGGGCGAGCTGGGCATCATCCCCGGCAGCATGGGCGCGAAGTCGTTCATCGTCCGCGGTAAGGGCAACCGCGATTCGTTTCACTCGTGCTCGCACGGCGCCGGGCGCGCGATGTCACGAGGCGAGGCGAAGCGCAAGTTCACGCTCGAGGATCACGCGACCGCAACGGCGGGCGTCGAGTGCCGCAAGGACGAGGGCGTGCTTGACGAGACGCCGGCCGCGTACAAGGATATCGACGCCGTGATGGCCGCGCAGGAAGATCTGGTCGAGGTCGTGCACACGCTCAAGCAAGTCGTCTGCGTAAAAGGGTGATGTACGCGGTCCTCGCGGCGATCATGGTGCCGATCGTGCTCGGCTATGGTGGGTACTGGGTGTTGCTCTGGGGATTGGTCTGCGGCGCCGTGTGGGGTTGCTCGCGCCTGTTGCAGGCGCGGCGCCGTAGACTTTAGCGGTTCGATACCAGTTCGTTGAATTTGTCGCGCACCTCGGCGCGCTGCGACGGCGGCAGCTTCGACAGGTAGCTCGACAGGCCCTTGCGCATCGTGCGCTCGAGCCCGTACTTCTGACGCTCGAGCGGCGTCGCGATCTCGAGCGCGTGCATCTGCTGATCGAACGGCAGCTTGCCGAAATACGACTGCGGCATCGGCGTCCTGATCATCCGCTGCATCGCCTCGAGCTGGCCCCTCGAGAACTGCGTCTTGTCGACCGGCTGACCCAGACGCATCGCCTGCAGCGCGTCGCTGAACGCGTGGCTCGACTCGGCACTCTTCACCGAGCGGCCCTCGTTGCTCTGCTGGCCGAAGTGGCGATCGGCGACGTACTGCTGGAATTCCGACTTCGTGACCGAGCCCGGCGCGGGCGTGACGCCGAAGAACGGCGCGATCGTCATCGCGGTCGACTTGCCGGTCGACGCGTTCTTGGCCGCGCCCGTGACCGAATACGGCAGCATGCTCTTGCCGAGGTAGGTCATGAACTGCTTGGCCTCTTCGGGGATGTTCGCTTCCGGATCGTAGATCTGGTTGCCGTAGAAGTCCTTGTTGTTGTACAGCTCGGCCATCATCGACAGCGACGGGTGCAGCTTGTGCTGCAGCGTCGTGATCGGGTGGTGGCGGAATTCCCATTCGTCCTTCACGTACGACGGGAACGACAGACGCTCGTCGGTATCGTCGTTGTTTTTGCGGCCGGTCTTCGGGAAGAAGTAGTCGCGGATTTCCTCGGGACCCTTGCCCGTGAGCGCGTACTGCGTCATCGCGCCGAGCGAGGCGACGACCGCGTTGAGCGTGATCAGGTAGCCCAGCCGGTTCGTGAGCCGGCTCATCTTCTTGTCGGTGATGTTGCCGGCCTTGTCGAGCGGCGCGACGTAGTCCTTGCCGCCCTTGACGATGTCGCGCGCGTCGGCGCCGCCCGCGAGGAGCAGGCGCAGGGTGCCGAAGTTCCAGCCGACCGACTGCACCGACGCGTGCAGCGCGTCGCGGAACGTTTTATTCCAGAATAGGTTGTTGTAGTTGAACTGGCCGAGGCGATCGTCGACGTCGGCGTTCACGCGATACGCGACCTGACGCAGCGTGTCGGTGTTCATCTTCGCGATCGTGTCGGCGTAGTCGCCCTTCGCCGTGCCGAGCTGGCCGGCGATGCGGTCCAGTTCGAACTTCAGCAGGTGCACGCGCGCGATCATCTTCTGCGCCGGGACGAGCCGGTGCGCGATCAGCGCGGTCGTGGCTTCCATCGCGGCCGGCACCGACGTGTACGTCAGGTTTTTCAGGTCGCGCTGGCTCCACGCCCGGGTGAACTGGTGCAGGCTGTTGTTGTAGTCGGTCGCGCTCATCTTCGCATTCGCGCCGCCCTCGGTGAGCGCGCGCAGAATCGCCTCGGTGTGCACGTCCATCGCGGCCTTGCCGTACCACTGGCGAAGCAGCTTGCTGCCCTCGCCCTTGCCGGCAAGCTCGCGTACGGCCGTCACAGGCGCGAGCGCGGCATGCCCGAGCTGACGCAGGGAGCCGCCGAGGTCGCCGCGCAGCGCGCCGCGCCACGCGAGATCCATGTGGCTCGAGAGCGAGTCGAGCGTCGTCATGCCGGCGTGGAACGCCGACAGGCCGAGTCGCGAGGTCAGCAGGAAATTCTGCATCCAGCGGAAGCCGCGCCACGCGGCGAACCGGTTAAGCCCGGGGTCGAGGTAGTTGTTGAGGTCGCGCGCGATCTGGTCGGGCACGATGTACGTGTCGAACGTGTGATCGTTCACGCGAGACCAACCTTTCGGCACGCGCTCGTCGTTCGCGAGTTTCTTCGCGAGGCCGCGGTCTTCCATCTCCTTCATGATGCGCAGCGACGTGAGCAGCTTCTCGCCGCTCTGGTAGCGCGCCATGAGCATGTCGACCGGGTTGTGCGACACCGGCTCGAAGCCCGCGTCGATGCCGGCCTCGTAGTCCTTGAACACGCGCTCTTTCATGAACGACTTGTCGCCCGCGATCGGGCGCTTGCCGAGGAAGGTCTTGTAGAAGTCTTCGGCGCGCGCGGGATCTTTCCACTGCTGCGGGTAGTAGTTTTCGATCAGGCCCTCGAGGTAGCCCTTGCCGAACGAGTGGATCTCGGCCACCTGCTTGTCGAGCATGTTCGACATCGTGTCGAAGAACGGCTTCACGCGCGCGTCGACCGGGCGCCCGTTCTGGTAGTCGATGACCGGGGCGAGCGCGAGCTTCGGGTCGTTGAGGATGCTGCGCGCGCGCTTGTCGAACGCCGTGCGCCAGCCCTCAAGCGCTGCGTCGGCCGTGCCGATCGCGCGGTCCTGAATCGCGAGCGACGAGCGGATGATGCCGCGGCCGATCTCGCGCATCTTCGCCATCGCGTCCTTGAGGTTCGAGCCGGTCTGCTGCGCGCGTGCGGGCGTCGCGACCGCGGGCACCGAGTACATGCGGTTGGCCTCGGCCGACGACGTCTGGTGCGCTTGGTCGACCAGTTCGCGATCGTCCGGCGCCAGTTGCCTGTACGGCTGTTCGAACAGCCGCTGCGCGATGCGGTCCTTCTCTTTCCCGATGTCGCCCGGGTAGGCGATACCGACCGTGTCGGGGATCGAGAACTTGGCCTCTGCGGACGCGCGCTGCGCCCTCAGAGCGTCGAGGCGGCCGGCGGCTTGCTGGAGGTGCTTTGCTTTCGGAGCAACGTCAGCAGCCGCTTTTGCTTCGCCTGCAGCGCGGGGTTCGGCTTGTCCGCTCGCTGCATGATCTGCACCGCGAGTTGGGTTGAGTCCTGCGGACTCGAGGATGGATCGGTATTGGTCTGCATTGAACAGCTCTCCGAAAGCGGGGGTGGACTTGATCAGGTCGTCGGTGATCTTGCCCGACTTCACGAGGTCGGCGACCGACTCGCCGGTCTTCGACGCCAGCTCGTAGGCGGTCTTGGCCCACGACCACACGGTCTCTTGCACCTCGGCCGGCGTCCACTTCTCGCCCGTGATCTTCGTCAGGTGCGCCGCGGCCTCGCGCGTGCGCGCGCTCATGGCCACGTAGCCCGGGCGCTTGCCGGGATCGTTCGAGCCGGGCAGCAGGGAGCCCGAGAACATCGTCTGGTCGACGAGCGCGTAGTTGGCCATCCACGCATCGTTCGTCACTTCGTCGACGACGCCGCGCAGGTTGTTCATGAAGCTGTTGACCTTCGGGCCGGACAGCGTCGTCTTGCTCGGATCCGGATCGCCGAGCGCGCGCACGCTGTTGTTGATCCACGCGCCGAGCACGCTGTCCTCGCCCTTGTTGCCCTGCACCGACTTGCCGAGCACGCGCACGATCGCGGCCTTGTCGGTCGGCCGGCCGGCGGCGTCCCAGTTCTTCCACGTGTGCAGCGCGTTGAGCAGGTTGTTCTCGACGCTCGTCTGCGGCGACAGCGCGGACAGCAGCGCGGCGAAGCGCGGCGCGTCCTTCGTGCCGAAGGTCGACAGGATCGCGTCGGCGCTGTCCTTGTACCAGCCGCGCTTGGCCTTGCCGGCGAGCGCGACGCTGGCCATCTCTTTCGCATCCGGCAGCTTGCTCATCAGCTCGACGAGTTTCTTCGCGGTGCCCACGCGCTGCTTGGCGAATTCGTCAGACGTCAGGTACTTCGCGCGCTCGCCCAGCACCTCGGCGACCGTTTCCTTGGTCGGCTTCGAGTACTTCGGCGCGCTGACGTCGACGCCGTTTTTCGAGCCGAGCACGACGGCCATGTCGTGCGTGCGGAAGCCGTCGAAGCCGGCATCGACCACGGCCTTGTCGAGCGCGTTGTTCCAGTCCTTGCCGCGCTTCTCGGCCGCGTCGGCCTTGTCGCGCAGATCCAGCGGATCGGTGCGCATGTCGTACATGTTGTTGAGCCGCTGCTCGTACTTTGCGGCGCGACCGACCATCGACTCGCCGCGCGCGGCCAGCGGCGAATCCTTCGGGTAGAAGTACACGCGGTTCGCAATGCCGCCATCGGACACACGCGCGCGCTCGGCGCCCGCGTGGTTCGTGCCGTACTTGCGGCCGAGGAGCTTGGTCAGTCCTGCTTGGGTTGAGTAGTGGACGGCGTCGACGGCGATGGCGCTGGGGTGGACGGGCTTTTCGTTCCATCCCTTCCCTTGCCCTTTGCCCACTTCAGATACGCCTCGTGCGCCGGCAGCATCAGATCCTCGTCCTGCGTCGGTTCGTTTTTCACTGGTAGCTCCCTTGCTGTACAGCGGCTCGGGCGTCAGGCCGTTCGCGCGCATCGATTCGTTGGCCTGACGACGCACGGCCGCCTCGGCGAGCGCAACGTAGTCGCTCGCGTTCAGCTCGATGCCGGCCTTCTTCAGGTACTTGCCGAGCGGCGAGTTGTACAGCGCCGCCTTGATCGACGCGTAAATCTGCCGCAGAGTACCGCGCACTTTATCACTGATCGTGCCGCCCGTCTCGGCATTGCGGGCCTCTTCGATGAAGTACATCAGCCGCTCTTCAGCTGCGTGCTCGGGCTTCGTGCCCGCCTTCTCGACGCGGGCCTCGGCCTTGCGGACGAGATCGGCGTCACGGCCGCCGGCCTTCTTGATCTCGTCGAGCCGCGCGGTGAGCTTGTCGAACTCGCCGTGGCCGACGAACGCGCGCAGCGAGCCGCCGGCCTTCTCAGCATGGCCGGCTTCGTGCAGGGCGACGCCCAGCGCGGTGCGGTCGTTGAGGTACGGCGCGTTAAGGATCAGCTTGCCGTTTTCGAACTTGCCCGAATATACGTTGCTGGGCTCGTCGACAATGCGCAGGCCGCCGCTCAGCTCGAGACGGCGCAGCGCGTTGCCGATCTTGCTATCCTTGAACAGCGAATTGCGCAGGCGCTCCACGTGCGCGGGCTCGTTTTTGCCGCCACGCACAGGCGGAATAATGCCGCCAGAACTGGCGACAGACAGTTTATCATCGGTATTTTGTGGTACACTTCCTTCAGAGGATTTACCAATGTCATTCGATCCACGCTCAGCAGATCCACGCTCGCTGCCCGCCGGCACCCGGTTCTTTTCGGACGACGCGGTGGGCTTGCTCGCGTTCAACCCTTCCGGCTTCGGAGACGGCGTCGACATGCTCGGCTTCGAGGGCGGCAAGTCTTGGCCGGTCAAGCGCGACTCGCCGTTGTCCAAAACAGGCGGCACGTCCGAGTTGACGTCGCCCGGCGAGCGCGAGTCGGCCTTCAAGGCAGCCGGGTTCGATTCGGCGCCGCGCGCGCCGGCATAGGCGTCCGCGTACAGCTTCGTCTGCTGCTGCGCCAGACGCGTCACCTGCGCCTGCTCGTCATCGTTGAGCGGGCGCTTCTCGAGCTTGGCCTGCGCTTCAATCGCGCGCTGCTCTTTGTAGAGCTTGTGGCCGAGCTTCTTCGCGGCCAGCATCTCCGGCGTCGAGATCTGAATCTCGGTCGGGTGACCGTTGATCTCGACCGTCAGGTTCGCGTCACGGTATCCGGTCGCGCCGCGCGGTTCGGTGCCGGGCGAAATCGAATCCTTGACCGCCGTCACCTTGAACCGCTGCCTGAGCGTGTCGATCAGCGACTTGGCCTGCTCGGGCGTGTTGGCCGTGATCGTGCCGCGCACGATGTCGCGCATCCGCGACGGGTCGTTGTCGTACTCGGTCGCGGTCTTCTCTGCCGTGCGCGCGACGCCCTTGATCGGCGCGAGCTTCGGATCCGGCAGGCCCAGCTCGTGCGTCAGGTCGACCAGCGTGCGATCGAACACGGGCTTGACCGCTTCGGCTTCTTCGAACTTGGCGATGAGCCCATTCTTCGCGTCCGGGGTCAGATCCTTGTGCGCCGCGATGGCGTCGCGCCAGCCGTCCTCGGCCGCCACCTGATCGACGCGGATCGGCAGCTCCTTGAACCCGGCGTTCTTCGCCGCGTTGTAGGTGCCGTTGCCGTCGAGCACGGTGTACGAACCGTCCGCTTCCTGACGCACGGACAGCGGCTCGCGCTTGGCAATCGCGCCGGCCGCGGCAGACGCCATGATCTTCGCCGGGCCCTGCCGCTGATCGAGTAGATCCTGCGGCCTGCTCGGCTTGAGGTTGTTGATCGGCTCGCGGTGCGAGTCCTGCTCGTTGAAGTACAGCGACGGGTCGTCGGGCAGGTGCTCGGCGGTCGGCGTCGGCAGGTTGCGCACGACGCGGTTGACGTAGGCCTTGTCGTCCTCGCCTTCCGCGCGCGCGGGCGCGCCGTCGAGATAGTTGCTCTTGAACGGCGCGGCGGCCGCGGCGGCCTTCTGCTCTTCCGGCGTCGGCTCGGGCGTGTTCGCCTCGACCGCTTGCGACTCGATCGTCGACTCGGGAACGGCCTCGAGCGCTCCGGCGATCGGGCCGACCGGCTTTCCCTGCGCGCGCTCCACGTCAGCCGGCGTCGGCGGCGTGCTGTGCGCGGCGGCGATGTCCTCGTCGCTGGCGCCCGCGGCTTTCGCCATGGCGGTCGTGCGCGCGATGGCGGCCTGCGTGTCGTCGGAGACAGCGCCGCCGGGCGGCGTGCTCGCGTGCAAGTCGCGCAGATAGCTGAGCGCGGACTCGGCCGGCGTCTGGCCGGAGAGCGTGCCCATGCCGGCGAATCCGGTGACCGGCGTCGGGGCCTGCTCTTCCATGCCCTTGCCGCCGAGCGGGCGGCCGAGGTTGCGGTCGCCCTTGTTGTAGATCGCGCGGCCTTGGCTGTCGACCGTGTAATCCGGCTCGTAGCCGAGCTGTAGCGGCGCAGGCGGGGCGGCGGGCGGCGGGAGGTCGCTCAGGGCCTTGCGCGTGCGCGCGCCCATGGCGCGCTCGTTGAGGAGGCCGTGGGTCAGGCCGGTGACGATACCGGGGATGACGCCGGATGCGGCCGACTCAAGCGCGCCCTGCCCGGGGTCGGTGTCGATCGGATTCGTGACGTTGCCGACGACCGAGCCGGCGGCGTTGATCGCCGGGAACGCGACGCCTTGGCCGGCGGCCTCGCCGAGCGTGCGCGCGACCGGGCGCGCCAGTTCGCCGCCGAGTCCGCGCGCCAGCGGCTGCACAAGCTTCGAGCCCACCGCGGACGACAGCTGCGAGATGCCCGGGATCTTGCCGGCGAGACCGAGCGCGGCGCCGAACGCGCCCTGCACGTTGCCGACGCGGCTCGCGACTTCGTCGGAGAGTTGCGCGCGCGCGGCCGCCGGGTCGAGACCGGACTTCAGCAGTTCCTGATACCGCGGGACCGCGGCCAGCTGCTCGTCCTTCATGGCGGCGACTTGCTTCTCGCCCTCTTCCGCGCCAGCGCCACGGCCCTGCGCGCCGAACAGTGCGGCGCCGACGGGAGCGGCAGCGGGGCCGGTGATCGCCGACGCGGCCACCGGAGCGAACATTTCGCCCAGCGAATCGAGCGACTTGCGCGCGACGTTCGTGCCGGTGAATCCGCCCGAGTCGAGCAGACCCTTCGACGTCTCGGCGCGGAATTCCGGCGAGGTCGTTTCCTGATTGATCGTGCCGGACTCGGCCATGCCCTTGCCGACGTCGCGCACGCCGTTGAGCCCGGTGTACTCGCCGACGCCGCGCACGATCGAACCGAGACCGTGCTGGGCCGCGCCGTACGCGCTCTGGCCGAGATCGCTCAGCGTATCCAGCGCGCCGCGCGCGCGGGGCTTGGCGGGCGCGCTGTCGAGCGACGCGCCGGACGGCAGCGGGGGCAGGCTGTCGTGCGTGTCGAGCGTGGCGCCGTCGGGCAGCGGCGGCAGGCCGTTGTCAGCCATTCGCCTTCACCCACGACTTGCCGTCAGCGGAGAGTTTCAATTTCGTACCGTCCTTCGCGGTTGCGGTCGCGGTCCCGGCGGTCTTCGAGGTCGTGGCGCCGCTTCCAGCGGTGCCGTTGTTCAGCAGAGCGTTGAACTTCTGCACGCGTTCATCATAGCTCAGCGGCACCGTCTTGCCGGTCTCGTCCTGCTTGGTTTCGTTGTTGAGCGAATCCCACAGCTTGGCGTGGGCCTCGGTGAAGCCCTTGCCCTGCTGCGTCGGCAGCGCGCCGATACCGGACACGGGCGTCGCGCTCGTGCCGGACACGCGGAACAGGTTGCCGTTCGCGTCGGTCTGGTAGGTGCCCTGCTCGCCCTGCTTGGCCGCGATCTCGGTGTTGAGCTTGGCGAGATCGAAGTTCTGCTGCGAATTCTGGCGCCCGGCGGCCGCGCCCTCGGCCTGTGTGGCGAGCGCGCCCTGATGGCCGGCCTGCAGGTTCGACTGCACCTGCCCGAGCAGGCCGCCGATCGCGGTCTGGTACTCGGACGGCGCCGAGCCGGAGCGCGAGCGCGCGCCGTGGTGGTTCAGGTCGACGCCAGCGTTCCACGCGGCCCGGCCCAGCGTCGACCGCGGATCCTTACTGAGGATGCTGGCCACGTCGGACGCGGCGCCGCGCTGCGCGGCCTCCGGATCGTATTCGTTGCCGCCTTGCACGGTCGAGCTGCCGCCCGGGAGCGAGCCGAGCCCGGCGGCGCGCACGCCCTGTTCCTGCGTGATCGTGCCGGCGAGCCCGCCGCGGCCGGTGGCGGCCGATGCGACGCCGCCCTCGGGTCCCGTGTACGGCGTCGACGGGCTGGCGCTTGTGCGGTCGACGTACGGCTGGCCGATATTGCCGCCGGTCTTCGGGTCATAGGTGAAGGTCGGCACGCCGTTGACGACCGCGCCCACGCCGCTGCCGATCAGGTTGTCGATGCCCTTCGAGCTGTCGCCCGGGCTGCGCGCGAACGACGCGCGACTCGAGGCGCCGGGCTGCGTCGACGCGGCCGCGCCCACGTTTGAGAATCGGTTCGCGGGCTGGGACACGGCGGTCGAGGTCACGCCTGACATGACGGGCGGCGCGGCCGGCGCGGGATTGCTCTGTGCGGTCGGCGCGGGCGCGGCCGGCGCGGGCGAGATGCCGGCGGCGCCGCGCGCAAAATCAGCGAGCCCGCGCGCACCCTCTACGACCGGCGCGGCCTGCAGTTTGGCCTGATCAAGCATGGCGCCACCGACGGCCTTGTTGGCGTCGACGACCGTGCTCGCAATGGTGCCGACGCCCGCGCGCGCGGACTGGCCGTAATCGTAGGCGCTCGTCGGCGGGCCCGGCACCGGGCTGTTGAGGTACGCGGTGTTGTCCAGCGCCTTCGTCTTGCGGCGAGTCGGCGTGTTGGCGTCTGGCGAAAAATCGTCGGTGGCCATGTTGGTTCCTTAGGAAGACGGGAAGATCTGGTAGCTGGTTTCGACACCGCACGACTGCGCCTGCGACACCGAACTCTGCACACCTGCGTGGAAGTTGACGGTCGACAGCGCGGAGCCGGCGAGCTGCTGCAGCACGGTCGCCGCGGAGCGCTTGGCCTCGACGAGCAGGTTCGCGGTCTGCACGAGCTGGTTGATCGCCAGCTCGGCGTTCTTCAGCGCCACCTGCGTGCGCTGATTCTCCGCTTCGATCTGGTGCGTCGACAGGCGATCGTGCGCGGCGCTCGCGCTCTCTTCGACCGATGCGTTCGCCTTGTACAGCTCGACCTGACCTTCGAACACGCGCACGACCGAGTCGATGCGCTTGACCTCGGAATCGATCGACGCGGTTTGCGCGGTAAGCTGCGCCTTCCACGCGTCGAGCGCTAGTTCGCGCGACTGGATCGTCAGTTTGCGCTGGTCGATCTGCGCGGCCGTCTTGGCACTGTAGGCCTGTACGCGCTGTCCGAACGCGGTGACCGCCGTGGCGTACACCTGTTCCTTCGCCACCTGCGCGTCGACCGCGGCCTTGTAGCCGCCCCACTCGGCGGTGTACGCGTTGACCGACTCACCGTACGCGGCCACCTGTGCGCGGAAGCCTTCGATCAGCTGCGTGTTGACCTCGACCTGTGCCTTCACGCCTTCGATCTGCGCGGTGTAGATCTGCACGCCGACGAGCAGCGCGCGAACCTTCGCCTCGTAGATCGCGACCGTCTGCTGGTTGATCTCGCCGATCAATCTCTGCGCGTCGATCTTGGCCTTGTAGATGTCGACCTCGGCCTGCAGCGCGAGCAGCTGGTCGCGGAACACCTGCGCGTCGATCGAATACGCCTGCATCTGCGCGTTGAACAGCGACACGCGTGCGTTGAAGATCTCGATCGACGCCTGCAGCGCGAACTGCGCGGCCTGCAGCGAGAGCTTCATCATCTCGATGTGGTTCTGCATCAGCTGGCCTTCGAGCGTGATACCGCTCGTGACCGCGAAGCGAAGGTTCTCCACCGAGATCTGGAAGTCGTTGATCACGATGTCGCGATTGAGACCGGTGCGCGCGGTGATCGCCGTCTGGTGCGTCTCGCGCAGCTTGCGGTCGATGACGCCGTTGACGTTGGTGAAGCCGCGCGAGCTGGATTCTTCCCACGTCGTTTGCACGGCGCGCGACTCTTCGATGTCGGCCTGCGCGAACGCGCGCGCGCGCATCGCCGCGGCGATGGCGTTCGGCAGCCCGGTGCCGCCGTCGAGCATCGTGCTGATCGTGGCCTTCGTCTTGTCGAGTAACGCGTCGACGAACTCGGTCGGCGTGAACGAAAAGTTTTGCGCGGGCGCCGAGATGTTCATCACCGGGCGCACGCCGTTGAACGTCGGCAACGGCGAGAACGAGGCGGTCGGCAGGTTGATCGCGATGAGCGACGGATCCGCCGGCAGCGTCGGCGTCGGCGCGGCCGGCACCGTGACCGACTTCAGCGCGGGCATCGCGCCGGGAGGTTGCGCCGTCAGCTGCGGCGTGAAGCTCGGATACGTGATCGTCGGACGCAGGCTGGCGGTATCATCATCCGGCGCGGTATCGAACAGCACGTCCGGGACGTCGACGTTGGGCAGGCCCTTCGTCATGTCGGTCGGGTGGAACGCAGTGTCCTTCGGGCTCGCGGGCTGGATCGGGCGCTGGTACTGATACCACGCCTGCGGCGGCGAGTAGTCGACCGTGAAATTGATCGGCGTGAGCGCGAACGTCTGCAGCGCGCTGGCTTGCTCGAGCGCCTTGTTGAACGCGCTCGTGGCATACAGCGAGTACTTGTCGTACGCCTGTTCGACCATGCCGAGCGCGGGGTCGCCCACGATGATCGGGCAATCACCAACGGCCATGTTTTCAGATCCTCTAGTTACTACGGATACGGCGGTCAAGAATGACCGGGAGCAATTCCATCGTGTTGATGTCGAACGTCGAGCCGTCGACGTTGTGCAGTTCGAACTGCCAGTACACGGATTCCATACCGCGGCCAAGAGAGATCCGAGCTTCCCGCGTGACGTCAGCGGTGCGCTGCGTCATCTTGTACCAGTTCTCGATCTTCTCGCCTTCAGGCGACGTCGTGATGGCCTTGAGCACCATCGTTCCGTCAGAAGTATAGCCCCAATAAACCGACGGCACGCGCTTCATTTTTCCGGTGCCGAAGTCGGTCAGACCGGTGCGCATGTAGCTCTCGATGTTGACCGCGTTGTCGTCGGTGCCGGTCAGTTCGTTGACGCCCGTGTCGGACACGCCGAAGTACCGGCCGCCGATTTCGAAGAAGCTGTTGAACGGGAAATTGTCGTACTCGGTCGCGGCGCGGTTCGAGGTGTTGACGACCCATGCCGTGTAGACGTCGTCGCCGAGCCTGATCTGCGCGCCAAGGTACAGACCCTCGGCGATCAGGTTGCGCATCGTCATCTTCGTCACGCTGCTGTCGTGCAGGTTCAGGCCTTCCTTGACGATCGCCGAGAAGACGACGCCCTGCTTCGGGTTGTCGCGCAGGATGATCGTGTCGAGGATGTTCGCGTACGCGGCCAGCGATGCCTTGACGGTTTCATGCAGGCCGAGGTGTTCTGAGACGGTGAACTTGAACACGACGCCCGCGTGATCGATCAGCGCGAGCGCGGCGGCGACCGCGTTGCGCGCGGCGAGGCTGGACTTCGGGCCGGCGATCAGCGTCAGGATCTCGACGATCTTCGCGGCGTGGATCGTCGCCGGGTTGACCGACGGGTGGAACTGCAGATGCTCTTGAACGAGCAGCTTCCAGATGACCGCGAGCGTGTCGCCCATCTGCAGATCGTCGACGATCGTGTTCTTTATCGCCGCGGTCGTGTGCGGCTGATCGACCAGCTTGAGGTGTTCCATGATCGTGAAGATCGGCTGGCCCTTGGTCGCGGCGTGCAGGCCGAATCGCTCGAGCACGACTTCTCGCGACGGATCGCTGTCGATCATCCACGTGACGCCCGGCGAGCGGCCGAGGTAGAAACCGCCGACGTACGGGATCGCCGCAATCGCGCTCGCGTCCGGCACGCGCATGAACGCGCGCATGACCGGCTTGCTGCGCACCGTTGCGAAGCCATCGAAGCGACGCAGCGCACCGTCGACGGTGCCGATGCGGTGGTATACACCGACGGCTTTACCGGTGAACAGCGGCAGCTCGCCGTAGGAAACCGTGATGTCTGGGATGTAGAAGAACAGGCTCGAGGCCGCCGCCGCCGGGCGCGGCAACAGCGCCGCGACGACACTGCTACTGATCGTCGCGAGCGCGTCCCACGCCGGGAACGTGCCAGACACGGTGCCGACATTGTCCGGCGGCTTTTTGCCGGCATCGAGCGGCGACAGGTTGCCGGACACGATGCCGTGGTGACTGGCCAGCGACGCGATCGACGCGAGCGCGTTGAGGCGCAGCAGGCAGCCGTCGACGGAACCGGACTGCGTCAGCGCCCCGGCGTACGGCTGGAAAACAATCAGGTCAGTCATTGGACTTCGTCACCGGTCACGTACAAGCACGCCGTTGCGATCTTCACGCCAAGGCTGGGCACCGACGAGGTATAAATGAGCGTGGTGTTCTGGAAGTACGAGACGGTGCCATTCGTCCTGCGAATTTCGAACGTGTCGGTCGATCCGTAGCCGAAGCCGATCGGCGTCTCGCCCGATTCGACCACAGACCCGCCGCCTTTCGTGAAAAAAAATCCGTGCTCGATGAGCGCCGGATCGTAGTTGACATCGCGCTGCGTGCGCAGGCCGACGACCACGCCAGAGCAGTGCGCGTTCGGCTTGATGTTGTTGAGGCTGAGGTTCCCGTCTAGCGCGAACGCGCTGTTACCGCCAGCGCCCCAGCCAGCACCGATCCCGCGATCGATGTAGCCGGGCTTGATGATGACCTCGGTGCAGATCTCGCAGACCACGCACCCGTTCGGCTCGGTAACGCACGTCGTAGTCATTATCCACCGCAGCAAGGTTGAATCGGGTTGACGTCAGAAACGAAGCCGTTGCACGTCACGGCGCCGCACGCAATGGCCGTCGCGTCGCCGCCCACCTGCGTCTTGTCCTGCGTGTTGCGCCAGTTCATCGGCGCATCCGTATTCGGCGCGTACGGCGGCGCGTTCGGCGAGGCCGGCGGCGGGCACGACGTGCGCGTGCCGCAGCTGGTCGATACGATCGCCGGGATAACGGTGACGAGGTCGAGACGCGTGAGCATGGCTTACGCGCCGGTCGGCAGACGGATCTGGAAGATCGACGGGAACTGGATCGAGTCGCCCGAGTTGATCGACGTGCTGGCGAGGATCATCGCGAACGAGATGTTCGTGCCGATGCTGCCCTGCAGGCGATAGTTCGTGCCGCTCGCGGCCAGCGAGTTGTCGTCGCCGGTCAGGTTCGCGCGCCAGAAGGATGCGACACCGGTTGCAACCGCGCCGCCCGTGGTCGGAGTCTGCCACGTCGCCGCGGCCGGCTTCGACAGCACGCCGGCAACGGCCGGGGTGTCCCACACGCAGTTGTACGCCGCGGTCGCGTTGGTGAGGCAGATGACCGCGAGCAGCGTGTTGCCCGCGTTGGCCGCATCGGCGCTCGCCGGCACGGTGCCGCTGTAGATGTTGAATCGGCAGTTGTCGAGCAGGCTCTTCATCGAGCCCGTCGTCATCATGGCCGTGACGAGGTTGGTGGAGGGGATGATCAGAGCGCTCATTTGCAGATTTCCTTTATCGAACGATTGGCGGGATGGAGTAGTAGAACGACAGCGGCGCCACGACAGTGCCGAACGCCAGCGTCGTGGATGGAAGAACGAGATCGATGCTGTTCGGATCGTCGGCATCGGTGCCGATCAATCCGTCCATGCGCACGTAGTTGTACGAGGTCGAGCCGTCGTCGTTCGGGTCCGCGCACAGCCGATACCAGTTCGCCTCGCCGTTCGCGATCGGCGTCAGTGCCCACGTGTCGAACGGCGGGTTGACGACCGCGGGACCGGCTGGCGAGAAGTTCAGTGCGTAGCCGGGAATTCCAAACGGAATACCGAAGCGCGTGATGTAGCCGACGAGCGTGCTGCCCGATTCGGACATGTCGGCCGACGCGGGCTGCGCGCCTTGGAAGACACGAATGTGGCCGCCCGTGAACGCAGCGATCCACGTGAGCATGTCGATCGTCTTGTAGCCGGTGGAAACTTGAGTGGTCATGTGTCGGCAGTTCCAATGAGGTCGGTCCAGAATCCGCCGCTGCCGCCGCCGACCGTGTACGTGATGGCGTAGACGATGAAGGTGCCGTTCGTTCGGCAACCGAAACCGTCCTCGGTGTGATACTCAACGGTGACGCCAGAAGACGGGTCGGTGGAGTCGGCGGCCGCGGTGGTATACGTCGTCGGGTTCGTGCACGCGGCGCCGCCGTTCAAATTTCCGGAAGGGCCAAGCAGGATCGCTGTGCCGCCACAAAAGCCAGACAGGCCTGTCGGAAACGAGATGTACAGCTTGACGTGCGTCGCGCCGACAGCGGCCAGCGCAGCGAGCAGCGTGGCCGTCGGCTTGAGGTCGAGCTTGTAGTAGGTGTTGAGCGAAGCGGTCCAGCCAACGCCGGCCGTGTACGAGCCGTTGCCGCCCGTGCCGATCGTCCAGTAGGTGTTGCTCGTGACATCGATCTCGCTCATACGATCCTCACCGTCAGCAGACGCGGGTTGTTGCCGGCGACCTTCATCATCGTTGCGAGCCCGTCTTGATCTGCGAACGACGACGTCATCCAGCCGCCGATCGGTGAGACGTCGGTGTTCACGGTGCGTCGCGTGTTGCCAGTTGGGAATGCCGCGTTGCCGTAGATCTGGCCTTGGCTCGGCCAGCACGGGTTCGGCACGCCCGGCGCGCACAGCGCGGCGCCGCCCGTGTACTGCAGCGTGTCGGGCTGCGGCGAGACGTTGTACGAAAACACCCAGTCGCCGTTGCGCTGCTTGGCGTAACCGGGCTGCACGATCGCGCTCATGCACTGCGCGAAACCGATGAAGCCGACCGCGGAGTCTAGCGTCGACGGCACGCACGTCGGCAACGAGTCGAAGATAAAATTGTTATTTGTATACACGCTCTTGTTGAGTATGGCGCCATCACGCCACGACTCGACCGCGAACCTGCCAGTCCAGCAGTTGCCGTTGTTGTTGTAGTTCGGCAGCGTGCCCCACGGCGCGTACTCGTACAGGTCATACGTGACCTGTGCGAACACGAAGTCGGTGACGTCGACAACGCCGAACAGGATCGATCGGTTCCACGTCGACGCGAAGTCCTGCACGAACGCGGTCGAGTCGAACCCGGCGAACGTGCTGACGTTGTAGTTGCCCTTGGCCAGAAACGTACTGATCGGCGTGCGCCCGTCGGTGTGGTCGTAGAACACCGATGAGTTGATCGCGGCCGTCGCGCGCCAGATGAACTTCTGCGTCGTGCCGTCGTAGTCGGCGGCAATCGCCGCGCCGCCCAGATACTGATCGCCCTCGAGGCCTTCTGGCGCCGCGAACGAGCCGCTAGCAATTTGCGTGAGCGTCGCGAGCGGCGGCGGGTCGCTGATCGCCAGCGTCGGCGCGCCACTGGTGCCGTACGACAGCGTGAGCGCGACCGTCGGCCCGATCGACGCGAACAGGTTGACCGGCGTCGAATCGTACGTGAACGTGCGCGTGCTGACCGTCGACGCTGTGATCGTCGCGCTCAGGCCCCACTTGTAGAGCCGGCGCTTGATGTCGACCAGCGTCGCCTTCTCGCGCAGGCACACCGCTTCGGTGCCGAGGTCGTTGAAGCGCCACAGGCTAGCGTAGCGAAGCAGATCGTTCGCGCCAGCGGACGGCGTGCGGTTGACGGCGATCATGCCATCGTCGACCCATGCCCACGGGTCGTCGGCATTCGTCCACGGCCACGTGGTCGGCGGATGCCCGCGCACGCCCTTGATCACGTTCTCAGAGTGGCACGCGAACCCGCGAACGTCATCCAGATCGACGTGGTAGACGTGCGCCACGGCCATGCCGCCGTTCGCGATCACGTCGCCCGCGTTGTCGGCCGGGTCGTGCACGATGATCTGCAGCCGGTACTTCGTCTTGGTCGTCGTGAGGTTGCCGACGATCTTCTGGATGCCGGCGCCGAGCACCAGCGCGCCGTTCGGCGCGACACCGATGCAGCGGCCGCGCATGAAGATCGAGCTGGTGAGGAACGGCTGCGCGTATTCGTAGTCTTGACTGGTCGTGTTCGTGTTGCGTGTCGCGCGCCAGAAGACGCCGTTGATGTCGGTCAGCGGCGCCTCGGCCGTGATCAAGATCGCGGCGATGTCGGAGATCGTGTGCGGGTCGGTCCAGAGGATGTTGTCCTCGAAACTCGTGCCAGCCGGATACGGCCACGACACGACGCGATCGGCGCTCACGCCGGTCGTGTCGAGATTGAGCGGCCACATCTCGTACGACAGGTTGCGCGTCGGCGGCGCGTGCCACGACAGCGGCGGAATTTCCGTGTACCGCGAGATCCAGTACGCGTTGCCGCAGCCAAGCCACTGGTTGCGCCGCTGGAAGTCCTGCGCCCAGAAGTTGTTGACGCCGATGTCGGCGAACGACGAGTGACCGTTCCACACGGTGTTCTCGATCGTCGCGCGGTGTGGCGTCGACGCGAGCCAGCCCGCGAACGCGTCACCGGGAGACGTCGTCGTGACACCCGTGACGAGACCGTAGTCTTCGCCGACTGGGTCGGTGCCGAGCGGATCGAACTCGGTGGCGGTGACGAGCAGGTTCTCGTTGGTGTAGCCGTAAAAGTTGCGGTCGTTCGCGCTGGTGACGCCCTGCAGATCCGGCACGCCGTCGTGGCAAATGCGGTCGCCGGGCGTGTAGTAGTTGCTGTAGAAGCGCGGGTTGTAGTGACCGTACGCGCCGGTCGCGTTGCACATGTTCACGTAGGCCTGCGCGATCGGATAAAACCCGCGCAGCGGCAGGTTGATCGCATCGAGCGCCATGTCCGTGCGGTGCTTGTTGAGCAGTTCGAACCCGATGCGGCGCTGCCCGGTGCTGTTGTTGGTCGAGTCGGTGAACGCGAACACCTCGGGCCGGTATGCTTTGTATTCGGCCTTGTACTGGTCGGCCACCTCATCAGGCCGCTGCCCGTCTTTACGCGGGATCGGCAGGCGGTTGATGACCGGGTTATTGACGAACATCATCGGCGAGATCGGCGCGTTGACGCTCGGGTAGCCGGCATTCGGCACCGCGGTGATCAGCACGTCCTGCAGCGGGCCCGCGGCGGTCCACCGGGTTACGTCGAGCCCGGGCGCGAGGTTGCCGATGTCGTAGGCGCCCTTGCCGTTCGATACGATCGGAAAGCCCCAGCCGAACTTCGCCGAGTCGGTCGCCGGCCAGACGACGAATCCGCGCGGCACCCATATGTTGCCCGGCTGTTCGATGCCCTTGCCCGGCGGCGCGGGCGGCGGCGTGTACTCGAGGATCGGCATCGTGCCGTCGAACGACGCGCGCAATACACCACCACCCGGCAGCACTTGCGTGCGCACCACGTGGCTCAGGCCGCGCATGACGTCGTGCATCACGAGTGCGAGGAGCTTGCGCCCCTCGAACTGTGCGACCGCAGACGCACTTCCGTCGAACCCACGGATGCGCGCGACCCCGGTGTACTTTGCCGTCATCAGGTGCTCTGGGCGAGGATGTCGTACTCGATCGCGAGCGTGTCGCCAGCGAGCAGGCCCGAGCGCTGCGCGGTGAACTGCGTGCACGCGGCGAGCTTGCCGGACGTGGCCGACTTCGCGTTGGCGCCGACGATGAGTGCCGCACCCCATACCGAACCGCCGCCCGTGTTGATCGTGAAGTTGGCGACGCTCGCGCTGTTGCCGATCGTCTGTGCCGACGGTGCGCCGGGCGTCCACGCCGGACGCGTCGACTGCGTGTAGTTCGTGAACTCGCCCATCGTGCCCGTGAACGTGGCCGCGGTCAGCGTGGCAACCGGCGCGACGTTGTTGATGAACGTCGCGACGCTGAAGCCAGTCGGCGCGGTCGCCGCGGTGAAGTAGACGGCGAGCACGTCCATCAGGCCTTCGTTCACATACAGGTTCGGATCGACGCGCTTGTCTGCGCCGTTGAGCGTGTGCGTGAACGCGCCGCCGATGAAGAGGCCCTGCTGCGCGAGCAGGATGCGGCCGTCGTCGGTGTGCTCGAAGTGGAAGTTACGCAGCGCACGACCCAGCTCGGCACGGTGCTGCAGCAGTTCTTTGATGCCAATGTTCATTTGTATACTCCAGTTCACCATTTATTGAGCGGGCACGATGCGCCCTGAAGACTCGTTTTCGCTGCAAGGACGCAGCCGCACTTGTTGCACATGTCGAAGTGAAGCCGCTTCTCACGAAACGGGCACTCGGAACAGATCGTCAGACGTCGTTGTTTTTCTTCTGCCGTGGCAAGCATCGGGGTCATACTTCCACTCCGTTTCGGTATACTTTTGCACTCGCGCGATCGGCGACGCGCATGCCGCCGCCGGTCTGCTGCGAGAGCGAGGTGAGGATGTGGCGCGCGCCGTCGAGCTGACGCAGGATCGATGCGCCCTTCATGGCGATCGGCGCCTGCGCTTCGTTCTCGCGGATGACGACCATCTGTCCGCTCGGTAGGCCGATGCACGCGAAACCGTTGCGCGCGATCCAGTAGGCCACCGTTGCCGTCGTCTCGATGCCGAGGATCGAGCCCGCGACGCGGACCATCGTCCCGGGGATCACGCCGAACGGGTAGATGATCTTCTGCTTGAAGTCTTTCGGATCCGCACCGTCGAGGTAGTAGGTGCGCTCGCCCGCGCCGACGTACATGCCGGCGCCGTCCGTGCCGTCGCCGACGCCCGCGATCATGTCGATCGATGCGTTGAAGCCGATGTAGTTCTCGGACGGTTTCCACAGGCCGTAGCGGATCGCCTCGGTCCAGCCCACTGCGTGCACACCGGGCACTTGCTCATAGCCGAAGTAGATGCGTCCGTTGAGCGTCGTCAGGCGGTACGCGCACGGCACGCGTTCGAGGAACATCGTGTCGAGCGGGCGGCCGAGGATGCCCGGGTTGAGCGTCGTCGTCGTCATGCCGACCGGCAGATCGACCGCCATACGGAAGACCGCGTCGTCGGGCTCGGTGCGGTAGATGCGCACGCGCACCACTTCGGCCGACGTCGGCTGCGGGATGCTCGAGACGAGCACGCGCGAGTTATTCGGCACCGTGATCGGCGCGCCCATGAACGCACCGGACTCTTCGCCGGACGCGTTGAAGAACGTGACCGCGACTTGGATCGTTCCCGCCGGGAATGCCCCGCCGGCCGCGTAGGTGAGCGCTGGCGCGCCGTGCGGCGTCTCGACGCCCCATTCCAGCGCCGCGCCGCCGGACGTCACCACGCCGTTCCGGCGCAGGCTCGCGTAGTACGCGCGGTCGTTCATCAGCACGTACGACAGCTCGAACAGCGGGTTGAGCCCGGTCACGAGGTTGAACGTCGTGAGGTCGGACTGCATCGCGGTCAGCGTGCCGTTGCGCACGAACAGCGCGAACGGGAACTTGCCGTCGTGCCAGCCGGAGTGACAGCGCGTGCCGGCGATGCGCTGCACGTAACCTGCGCGCGTCGACGGCTGTCCCGCGTTGTCGATGTCGATGTTGAGCCCGGCGCGGATCGCGTCTTCCGGCACCGAATTCTCGCTCGCGAGGTTATTGATGCCGGCCGACCATGGGCCGATCTTGATCAGCTGCTTGTCGTCGATGGCCATCAGAGATCGGTCTCGTAGTAGTAATCGCCGACGCCCATGGCGCTGATCGCGGCCGTGGCGTTGTTCGTGATCCAGTAGCGCGGCGCGAGGAACGTCGTCGACGCCGGCAGCGCGACGCCGGCAGTGCCGGTGAGCGTGCCGGTCGCTGGCGTCGTGCCGAGGCTGTTAAGTCGCGTGACTTGGTAGTAGACGGTGTTGCTCGAGTTCGTCGGCGCGAAGAGTGCAAGCTCGTACCAGTCCGTGTTCGCGGTGTTGATCGGAAAGCTGCTACCAAGGTCGATCGCGGTCTGCGCGGTTGAGCCGCCGTACACGATGTTGACGTTGTTGCTGGCGGCAACTTCGGCACAGCCGATCTGGTTCAACCCGGCCGCGGGATCGACGTTGGTCGGCGTCGCGGTCGAACTTGACAGCCCGGCAAACTTGCGCTGCGACGCGTTCGCGTCCGCAGGACCGAAGTGCGTGACGAAGAAGAAGCCACCCTGCCCACCACTGTTCGGCGAAACCGTGATGTCGCCCGAGGTGTTGTATGCCGCGTACGCGAGCGAGCCGGCCGTGGCCGTCGTCGACAGCGATGCGCGAAGCGCGCGGCCGAACACGCCGTTGCCCGTGCTGACCGCGGTAGCGGCGAGGCCGTTGGTGAGATTGAAGTTGATCGCGCCGTCGAGCGTCGGCGTTACCGAGTTGTTCGGATAGCGCAGACGGCGCACGCGCGCGCGACCGAGGAACGATTGGGCGAAGCTCGGCTGGCCGGTCGCGTTCTGCACCGTGTCGAAGCCACGGTTCGCGAGCAGCGACGCGAACAGGTTCGACACCGATCCACCCGGCGTCGTCGGCAGCGTTCCGGCGGCCAATCCGTTCAGCGCCTGATACTGATTCGATCCGTTCGTCATCAGCAGGTTGCCGTACATGCTGATGTCCTTGTAGGCATAGAGAATGCCGTACAAGCTGAGCGCGTTGTCGAACGCCGCCGGGGTCGGCAGCAGCGTGAACACGCCGTTGCTGAACCACATCACGAAATCGCGCGTTGTCGACGTCGCCGGCTGGTTCACCGTGATGGCCGGGTTTGCGCCGATCATGGCCGGCAGCGTCACCGACGCCGAGCCGGACGCGGGCCACGTGACGCGGAACCCGCAAAACGAATTGTTCGGCGGGCTGCCGGTGAAGGAGACCACGCACGTGAGCGGGCTCGTCAGCGTGAACGTTTGAAAGCCAGCTGCCGAAAAGTTGAGCGAGCACGTCGTTCCCTTCCCGCCGAGCGCTGCCGTTTTGAACGACAGGTTCGGCGCGGAGAAATTCGCGAGCGTCGCGACCAGATCGGAGATGACTTTCGACATCGATTAGCTCGGGACCGAGTAGTAACCGAGGATGCGCGCAGCGCCAGCGGTCGCGCCGCCGGCAGAGTACGTGGCGATCACGTTCTCGGTCGTGCCCGGCGGGATGACGCCCGGCTCGACTTGGAAGATGGTGCCGGCCGCGGCGGTGAGATCGACCTGTCCGGTCGACACGTATTTCGACGTCGTGCCGGTGATGCCGATCGACAGCGTCGGTGTGCCGCCCGAGAACGGGGTATCGATGATGATCTCGAACATGTACTCGACCGCGTTCGCGGGCGCGGTGTACATCGCGATGGGCGAGGCCGTACCGAACGCGAGAGAGGTCGTGTCGACGCTCATCAGCTGCGCGCCGGCCGTGACCGACGACCACTGCAGCGTGACGATGTTCGACGCGAAGCTCGCGACCGTGAGCGCCTGTCCGACCGACGGGTCGGCCGACGGCCAGATGATCGTGAGATCGTGCGTCATGCCGGTTGACGGGCGCGAGACCGTCATCTTCCAGCTCGCGCCGGATCCGGTCGATTGCTCGTTCAGGATGATGCTGTCGCCGGCAACGAGGATGCCGGACGCGCGCAGCGCCGCGTACGCCGAGTCGGCCGCATTGCGGACTTCGAGCGTGCCGGTGCTGTTCTTGATCTGCGGGCCGCCGATGCCAACCTGAAACTTGGCGAAGACGGTGCCCAGCAAGTCTTTCATTACGCCCATGTGCTACTCCGGAATGAAGGTGAGGAAGAGCTGGCCGGCGCCTTGCGTGGCGCCAGCGCCGGGTGCGATCTGCAGCCACACCTGCGCGCCAGTTGAAACCGTGTAGTCGGCGGTCTGTTCGTAGCCGCCGACCGACGTCGGGTCGATGTGGTTCGATGGGATCAGTACATCGATGTTGCCCACGAGGCCGACGTGGATCGCCGCGCCCGTGCCGTTGAATGCGGTGGAAACGTCCACGCGACAGATCGTGAACACGCCGTTGCTGGGCGCGGTATACACGACGTGCGCGGCGTCGCCGTAGCTGAAGTTGATCGGTGGCAGCGCGCCGCCGCCGGACACGCCGGGGTCGCCCTTCGGGCCCTGCAGACCTTGCCGGTTGATCGTGACGTCGGTCGGGCGATCGACGGGTGTGACGTTCGCATCGCGCGCGACCACCTGCACGACGTTGCCGCCGACGACGTTCGTGTCGCGCTTGAGCGCCGCGATCGTCGCGACCACGCTCTTCGACAGCACGATCGTCTGGCCGCCCTGCTGTTGAACGACGACGCCCATCAGAAGGTCACCGCCGGCAGGAACACGACCTTGCCGCTCACGACCGGCTGCACCGTGCCATCGGCCGCGACGAGGCGGATCTCCCAGTACAGTTTCACCTTGGCGTTGAGCGGGCTCACGATCGCCGAGTAGTCGGGCGCGCAGTTGAGCGTGATCACGCCCAGCGTCGGCGTGCCGATCGAGAACGACGCGCGCACCGGCCACGACGGCAGCACCGTGTAGAACGACGGCGTCGTCAGCTCGAGGATCGGCACCGTCGTCGGCACGAACGCGGCCGCGACCGGCACGAGCGCGCGCAGCTGCGCGTGCACCTTGAGACCGGTGAGATCGATCGGCGCGCCGTTGGCGTCGACCAGCGAGATCGACTCCTGCCAGTTGGTGCCGAGCGGGACGATCGGTGAGTAGGAACCGAAGGTGTTGGCCATTACCACGCAATCCTGATTGTGCGGCGCGAGCGCTCGGCGCGCTTGCGCTCGACGTTCGCGTCATCGCGTTTGCCAAACGCCTTCTCGAATCGATCGAGCGCGGCGGCCGCCTTGACCGGGTCGGCCATTTCGCCGTCGAAGTCGTCATAGATCTGGTACAGCGCCCAGTCGATCAGGTTCTTGTGCCAGCGACGATTGATCGCCGGCTCGTCCTGATCGGTGTCCATGTGCTCGGCATCGTTCGGCGTGCGATACACGGACATGCGCGCCTGCTGCGCGTACGTCGGGCTCGAGATCACCGGGATCGGCACGAGCTGCATCCGCACCGCGGCGCCGGTCGTGTCTTGCAGGAAGTACAGCGGGTCGCCCTTCCAGTTGCGCCAGTTCGTGTAGGCGAACGTCGGCACCGCGCCGTACGAATACGGGTACGCGGTGTAGCTCAGGCGCAGCGGGCTCTGCCGCTGATCGTCGAGCAGCGTCTGGTCGACGCCGAGCAGCTGACGCCCGTTGTTCGGGAACATCGGGTTCGTCGCGAACAGCCACACGTCCTTGATCTCGATGATCGACGGGTCGACGGCGTACACGCCCTGACCGTTGACCAAGTCGAATTGGCACAGCGGTGTGCCCTCTTCGAAAATGAGCTTCGCGCGAATGCACGCCTCGTCGGCGGCTTCGTTGAGCAGCGAGTTGAGGTAGTCGTCGCCGTTGAGGTACGGCGCGACTCCGTCGTTGGTCTTTTGCCGAACGCGGCCGCGAAGCTCGCTGAGGTTCACGCGTTACTCCTTGGGCTGAACCTCGGACCACACGCGCAGCACGTCCTCGCGCTTGAAGCCGAAACCGAGCATCTTGTTGACCTTCTCGACGTTGGGAATGCCGGCTTGGGTCAGCAGCGACTTGTCATCGGTTTCGACGACCAGCTGAAGCGTCTCGCGCAGCTTGTCCTCGGGGCTGTTCTTTTCGGGCGGCGCCTGCTTCTCGCCGCCGATCGCGTTGAGCGTGGCCTTGTGTTTCTCGGCCAGCTCAATCATCTCTGAGTCCGCGCACATGCAGCCCAGCTGCATGGCCATCGTGTGTAGTTGCTCGGGAATTTCGGTCCACTCACCACCCACCGTAGCGACATGGCTATTGGTGCTGGCGACGTGGATCGGCGTGCCGTCTTTGCTTTTGAACATCAACATTTGCGAGTCTCCAAAAAAAGGGGCGGGAGAAAATCCCCCGCCCAATCCGTGTTACTACCACAACAACGAGAGACCGTTCGATTACAGAGTCGGCTGCTGGTTGTTACCGACGTTGAAATCGGCACCGTAAGGCTGGATGTACGGGATGTACACGACGCCCGCGCCCACGGTGGGCGTGCCGGTGACGGCGAAGGTGAGGCCGAGGTTCTGGGTGGTGGTGGCCGCGGCGACCGTCAGCGCGGTGACGGCAACGGCCTTGACGCTCGTCGCGGCGAGGTTCGCCGCGGGAGAGCCCACCGTGCCGACCGAGACGGTCGCGGTCGTGCTGTCGAACGCCGTGGTAACGGAGAGCGACGGTGCACCGAAGGGGATGGCGCCGGGCGGAAGCTGCAGGCCCGGGATGAACGTCGCACCCGCGTTGATCGCGGTCTGGAACGTGAACGGAATCACCGCCACACGAGCAAACTGCTGCTGGTAGGCGATGACGCTTTTGGCTACGTAGTTGGTCATGGCTCGTCAGCTCCTTAGTTGCTGATGAAGTGGTCGATCGCCATGACGCCGAAGTCTTCGGTCGTCTTGGTGTAGATCGAATAGAACTGCGGCTTGATCAGGCCGGACATGTGCTGGATCGCGATCGACTGCTGACGCCCGTGATCGAGCTCCTGCTCACCCCAGACCGGCATCTCCATGTCGACGAAGCCGAGGGCCTGCGCACCGAGCAGCAGCGAACGCGTGCCGTCGACCGCGCCGCCAGCGCCCCACTTGGAACCGGGGGCCGCACCCAGCGTGTTGAACACGTAGTTGTGCGTGGCGATGACCGCGCCGTCGATCGTGATCGTCGCGCCCGTGAAGACCGGGTTGTCCGAACTGCGCGGCATGCCGTGCACGACCGCTTGGTTGAACATCGTGTCGAGCTTGAGCGCGGCGTACGTGAGCGGGTGGATCAGGAACACGTAGTACTCGCGGCCGCCGACGCGAAGCGGGGGCAGACGCTGCGTGCGCGCCTGTGCCATCGTCTTGACGATCATCGAGTACGTCGGGACGTACGACGAGGTGATCGTCGAGTTCGACACGCCCTTCAGCAGCGCGGTGCCGTTCCAGACGAAATAGCGGTTGGCGGTGGGAGCGGACACGCTCGCGGCGTAGCGCAGCGTGGTCAGGTCGTCCTGCGTGGGCAGGATCGCGCGGGTCGAGCCGTCGGTGTTGAGACCGTACGAGATGCCCGACAGCGTGAGGAACGACAGCTCGTCGATCGTCTGCGCGTCGACGCGGCCGAGACGGTCCTTGGACTCGTCGCGGAAGTTGTCGACCGACGCCTGATCGTCGAGTCGGCCGGTGTTGACGCAGGCGTTCGTGATCTGGTCGATCTCGACCGAGATCCAGTAGCTCTGCAGTCGCGACTGGCGACCGAGCACTTGGTTGTCACCGAGAATACCGCCGGTCGGCAGATCGGCGATGAGGTGCAGCATCGCGCCCGTCTGACCCTTGTCGTTCTTGGTCGGCTTGGTGATGCGCTCGACAACGTTCGAGCCGTTCTGGCCCTGATAGTTCTTGAAGAAGAGAGCGTCGCGGTAGGCTTTGTAGGCCTTGTGCTCCCAGTTGAAAATTACCTGCGGCTTCTGTGCGCCGAAATCGGTCTGTGCCATGACAGCATGTCCTCGTAGGGGTGAGTGAGAAGAGTGAAAACAGCGAAGGCCGGTGTGGCCCGTTTTGTTTTCCGCTTGTCACGCCCTGCGGATCGGCTCATTGGCACAGTGATACGCTCACTGAGAGGCGGACACGTTGAAGGCGGTCTGACCTTGCTGGGCTTGCGTCGCCAGCGGGACTGAGCGCGGGATAGGCGTCCTACGCAACGCGGAACTTACGCCGACCCGAAAGTCGGCGCAAGTGTTTTCTTTACCGCCACTGAACTTTTTTCTGATCGGCCGGCGACAGCTTTTCCCAGCGCGCGAAGTCTTCGACCGATCGCGTGAGCGAGATCACGTCGCCGGTTTCCTTCGTACCGGTGCCGGCCTTGCTCAGGCTCGGCGGCTGCGCCTCGGTGGCGGCCATCGCGGCCTTGCGCGCGAGTGCCTTGCGCTTCGCGGCGATCTCGTCGGCGTTCGGCTTCGCAGCGGCCGCGTCGTCGGTCTCGTCGGTCTTGGCCTTCTTCAGCACCGGCTTGCCGAACTGTGGCGCGATCGTGGAGACCGCGAGGTTCAGTGCGCGCACCGGGTCGACGCCGCGTTCGATGAGGTCGTCGCGCTCGGTCATCACGGCATCGAGCGCGTCCTCGTTGAGGTTCGCCTTGTCGTTGATGTTGAGGAACGGGAACACCTCGTAGACCTTCTCGGCCGCGGCGCTGAGCCGCTGCTGTTCGGTCTGACGACGCGCTTGCGCGGCGGTCTCCTTGAGCTTGTTGACCTCCGGCTCGAGACGGGCGAGTACCGCGGCCTCGGTGCGCTCGGACACGAGCTTGTCGCGCAGCTCGTCGTATTCGTCCTGCGTCATCGTGTCTTCCGGATCCTGCCACCTCTTGCGCAGTTCCTTCATCTCGGCGTCGAAGTCGCGCGCCTTCGCGGGCGGCGTCTCGTCGGCCTTGAGCTGACGCTGCTCGAGCAACGCGAGCCGCGCCTTGGCCTCGGCCAGCTCAGCCCGGGTCAGCTTGTAGAGCGAGTTGACTTCCTTGAACCGGCCGGCCGGGATGCGACTGTCGTCGTCATCGGCTAGCGCGGCGGCAAGCTCCTCGGCCGTGAATTCGGGCTCTTCATCGCCGTCTTCTTCGTCGGACTTGCCGTCACCTTCTTCGGTTTCGGCAGCATCGGCATCCGTCTCGCCGTCGGCAGTTTCGTCGTCTTTTTCATCGTCCTCGTCCTTTTCGTTGTTGTCGTCGGCGTCCTCGACCACACCGGCAAGCGCCTTGCGGTGTGCGTCGAGATCTTGGTCGTCGGCCGGGATGGCCCGCTTTGGATCCATGGTGCTTATACTCCGAGTCCGGCGGCGTCAGCGTCGCCGTTGGTGTTCGGGCCGCGGTAGCCGTTCTGGTTCGTCGACTGCTCGCTCGCTGCGCCCTGCATGATTTTCGCCATGGCCGCGATGTGCGCCTTGGCCTTCTTGTGCCGTTTCTTGTCTGACTTGATCTGGTGCGCGCGCACGAGTGTACGTGCGTCGTCGCGGATCTTGTAGCCCTCGTCGCCGTCGTTGTCGGACGCGAGCATTGCGCGCGGCGCCGCAGGCAAGTTGCTGCCCTTGGTGGACGGCGGCTTCGAAGCGAGCCCTTTCGATTTCATTTTGAGATTCCTCGTTTGACTACGGACAGTTTGGGTTTGGTCGGAACAGTGATGAGGTTCGGGTTCGTGCGTTGATCGATGAGCGTGTCGATCGCGTTCGCCTGATCGATGCAGCGCGCGATGTGGTCGTCTTGGTCGGTGTCGCCCAGATCCTTCTGCTCCTGACGCATCGTCGCGCTGAGCTTGGCGTAGTCGCTGGCCCACTGCAGGCGATCGAGCGGGATCTTCGCAAGGTCGGCCTCGGCGCCGATCGCGAGCAGGCGCGCGACATCGCTCATCAGCATGTTCGCGCCGATGTTGCACAGCGTGAAAAACATCTGGCCGTTGCTGATCTCTTGCGGGCTGTTGTTGTCGGTCATGTCGTTTCTCTCGTTTGTGGCCAACCGGGAATCGGTCGCCTAATTTCGTGGTGTGGTGAATGAATTGGCCGCGCTCAAAAGTATACCGGCGCAGTGGAAGCACCCGTGGTACTCGCCGAAGCCGAACGCGCTGATCGACTTGTCTTCGCGCACGCCGACGAGCACGAGCTGTGAGAATTCGTTCGACGCTTCCAGTTCGTCGGCCAGTTTGCGCAGGCGCGCCGGGATGTCCGACAGCGGCGTGATCGGCCAGTCGACGACGTTGATGTTCGCGCTCACGCTGTGATCGTCGCGGCAATGATCGAGAGCACCGTGGCAAACGCGAACACGGTCGACCAGCATGCTGCGTTGAGTTTGTCGGTCTCGCGCGACTCGTAGTTATCGACGGTCACGCCGTAGAAGAAGAACGCCGACAGCAGCGCGAACGCGATCGGGAAAATCCATCTCACGGATGACCTCCTTCGATGCCAGCGTCGACGCCACGGTCAGGATGAGCCGGGGTCAGCGGATCGGTGTTATGCGGCAGGCGCGCGAGCGACGCGGGCGGGTCGCCCGGCATCGTGGTCTTGCCCGGCACTTGCCCGGGCGACAGCGGCGGCTCAGCGAGCCCGGACGGCGGGCCGGCATCAGCCGGGATCGGCTGCCCGCCGCTCGCGGATTCGAACCCGGCGGCGGCAAGGATCTCGTCGGCAACCGGCGCGAGGTGCGGGATCGCCGCGGCCTGTGCGGCGGCCTGCGTGCCCGAGTAGATCGCGGTCGCGAGCGTCTGCACCGTCTTGGCCTTGGTGAGCGCGGCGTTCGCGTCGGCGAGCCCGGCCTGCGAGTCCTTGAGCTTGGCCTCGGCGTCCTTGACCGGGTCGCTCTGGCCGCCGTTCGCCTGATCGAGCAGCGGGCCGATCTCGGCCTTGTCGGGCAGGTTCGAGTAGCGCAGCGCGACGCTGGGCGGTACGTTGAACCCGAAGATCTCGCGGAACGCCTTGATCTGCTCGAACTGCGAATTGTCGAACGTGATCTGCATCGGCTGGTCGGTGACGACGACGTCGTAGGTGCCGACCGTCAGGTCGTGCAGGATCGAGCCGTCGGGCTGCACCTTGTTGACCGTGATCGACATCGCCGACTGGCTCGGATCCTTCGGCGCGCTGCGGATCACGCGCTCGTCGATCATGAACTTCTGGATGAACTCGAGCGACTTCTCCGCGACCATGTAGCGCGAGCGGCTCAGGTTGTCGAGCGGCAGCGCGAGCTGTTGCTGCGCCATGAACTGGCGGCTCTGGATCGCGACGCCGGACATGTCCTGCTGCTGCCCCTGCCCGGTGAGCGCTTCGTTGATGCCGGTCGTTGCCTTGATGTTCTGGCTGGCCAGCTGGATGATCTGCACGATGCCGGCCGGCACCTGATTCGGCTCGATCTTCTCCGGCTTGGTGGCGCCTTCCTTGTACTCGAGGATCAGGCCGTTCTGCGCGCCCTTCGCCTCGAGGTCCGCGGTCGACATGTTGGTGAGCGAGTTTTGCTCGACCATCATGCCGGAATTCGACACACCGTTCGTGATCGCGATCGACTGCGAGATGCCCTTGTTGAGCGTGTCCTGCGGCGAGATCGCGTTGTCGACGAGACCGCGCGTGCGTCCGCGGCGGAAGTACGGGAAGTACGGCACGATCGAGAACGTCTTCCACGGCGACCACACGTCGAGAATGAGCACGTCCTGCCCGGCGCTCACGGTCCAGCGCACGCGCTTGATGCGACGCTTAGTGAGCTGCACGCCGGGCTGCGCGCGCAGCGCGGACAGCTCGTCCTCGGTTATGTTTTCGATGCTGCGGATCTCGCCGGTCGGGTACACCGCGACCCATGCGAAGTCGTAGCGATGATGCTGGCGATCGATGAAGCGATACCGCATATCGCTGTCGTCGGACAGGTCCGGCGAGAATTCGGCCGACGTCGTGCGCGGGTCGCCGAAGCGCGAGCGCCAGATGCCGTCGTCCGCATCGCCATCGCCGAAGTCGCCCTCGCGCGGCAGGCTGAGCGCGTCGAGCTTGGCCTTGATGTCGTGGCCGTAGCGTTCCATCGCTTCGTTCTTCGTGAGCCAGCGCGTCACGGTGACGTCGAGCCAGTCCTTCGGGTCGTAGCTCTTCGCGTCCGGATCCGGAATGACGTCCATCGGATCGAGCGTGTCGAACACCAGCTCGCCCTGCAGGTTGTCGTTCATGTCGATGCGGATGTCGAGATAGCCGCGCTGCTGCACGAGCCCGTCGGTGAACAGCTGGGTCTCGTGCCACTTGTAGTGCGCCGACTCGAAGATCTGCTTGGTGACCATCGACAGCACCTTGGCCGTCGTGTCGAGCGCGTCGCTGCTGCTCGGGATGAACTGCACGTCCATGCGGTTCGCGATCTGGTAGCCGACCGCGCTGTTGACCGCGCCCATGATCTCGTTGCACTCGGACGCCGGCCGGCCTTCGACCTCTTCCATGTACTGCTTGATCTCGGCGGGCCACTGCAGGCCGCCGCCGAGATAGTAGTTTTCGTTGCGTCGCGCTTCGGCGAGATAGTTCTGGTGACCGCGCGACTTCACGTACCGATAGCGGCGCCAGTTTTGGCGCGCGATCTCTTCGGGCGAGAGCGCGGCGGCCGCGTCGGCAACGTCGCCCGTTTGCGTGCCGATGCGTTTGAGATCGGAGTCCGGTGGGACCGTGTTGACCAGCAGATCGTCCATCTTCTAATTCACGTGGCTCGCGGGTTTTTGTGGGATCGACAGGAAGTTCGCCTCGGCGATCATCGCGTCGGACAGCACGTTGAGCGTCGTCAGGATCGCGCCGGCATACGACACGCCATCGCCGTGCTCGGTCTCGAGCGACAGCTCGCGCGTCTCGCCGTTCGGCATCGTGAAGCTCAAGGTCATCCTGATCGCGCTCATGACAGCATCGGGTGTTTGCGCGGGCGGCCGCGCGTGCGGATACCGGTCAGGCGCTTGGTCCAGTCCGGCTCGTCTACTTTTTTGCGTGGTGCGATTGCAGCGTGGAACGTGAGCGCGAGCGCGTCGGCATTGTCCGGGCTCGCCAGACCGCGCTCCTTCATGTCCTCTTTTTTCTCGAGCACGTAACGGTTGCGACCGTCGAACCAGTACTCTGGCGCGGTCAGGTCCGTCTCGAGATCTCGTGCCTCGGGCAAGCAACCGGATTCGACGATCCAGTCGCGCATCAAGCACCACAGTTCCGCGCGGCGATTGAAGTACTTGGCCTCGCTGAAGGCCCGCTCCCCTGTCTGAACGGGGTAGATGATGTCGCCATATCCGACTTGACGCAAGCGATCGACGACGCCCCAGCCGATGCCGGTCGCGTCGATGAACACCGCGTCGGGGTCCCAGTTCTCGATGATCTCGACCACCTCGGCCGCGATCTGCATGAGGTCCGGAATGCGGATCTGGTAGGGCGCCTCGCACTTGATGCCCTGCCGCTTGATGATCACGGTCGAGTCGTCGCCGTGTCGCGCGATGTCGACGCCGAGCACGCGCGGCGCATGGCGGTAGGCGGCCTCGAGCGGCACGCGCAGCTTGGCCGCGTCGATCGCCGCGCCACTGATCAGCTGGCTCGCGTCGGACTTCGGGAACTCGCCGCGCACGCGAATGCGCACGAAGTCTGAGTCCTCGCCGAAGTCTTCGACCCACTGGCCCAGTTGTTTCTTGTTCGTGCCTTCGACCGTGCGGCTGTCGAGATTGAGGCACGACCAGCGATGTCGCTGCCCGTTGAAGCACTCGAAGAATTTCGACTTGCGGCGTGTCGGGTTGCCGAACGCGCACCAGATGATCTCGGTGCCCTCGTCGGTGAGCGCGCCCTCGGCGGTCTCCCACACGGACGGCGGAATCGCGGACGCCTCGTCGAACACGAGCAGCAGGCGCTTGCCCTTGTTGTGCAGTCCGGCGAAGGCCTCGGTGTTGTTCTCCGACCACGGCACGGCGTCGATGCGCCAGTCCTTGTCGTGATCCTTGAGCGTCGAGATCAGCGCGGTCGCGGTGAGGTTGAACCACGGCTTGGTCAGCGACAGCCGGTGCCACTTCGACAGCTCGGCCCACGTCTTCGTGCGCAGCTGGGTGTCCGTGTTCGCGGTCACGACGCCGCGGGTGTCCTCAAACGTGTCGAGCGCCCACTTGATGAGCCAAGCCACGAGCGCCGATTTACCGACGCCGTGGCCCGACGCGACCGCCTTTCGGATCACCTCCCCTGCCGTTGCACCAGCTTTCAACTTCTCGCCGATCTCGTTGAGCACCTTGCGCTGCCACGCGCGCGGCCCGGTCGAGTCGGACAATTCGCCCGTGCCCCACGGGAAGACGAACAGCACGTACCCAAGCGGGTCGTGCGTGAACTGGGCGATCTCGCGGGCAAGCGCGAGCTGAGGGTCTTCGTGCTCTACAGCGGGCATGGAATCGCAGGGGCGTAGGCCAAACTGGCCTGAGCATACGCGTCCCGCGGGGAATCGCCAATCCAGCCATGGCCGACACAGCCCGTGCGGCGCACTGCGTAATAGTTTGGGATGCAGACCCACTTGCCGGCGAAGCGCGGGTCGTAGCCGGTGTATTTGCGGATGCGCGGGAGGCAGAGCCGACTCATGCGCAGCGTGGCGTCGGTGAACATGCGCTGCGCGATACCAGTTTTCATAGCCCGAGCACCTTTCGAATCCAGCCGATCAGAGAGTAGCGCGGACGCTCGCGTCGAGCCTGCCACGCCGGGCTTGCCTTGCCACCTGCGTACTGGCGCCACGACTTGCGCCGGCCGTAGTGTCGGCCGTGATAGTCGCGGCCGCGGCTGCTCATACTGAGCCGCGATTCCGCCGACCGTTGCACTTGCGGAACGTCTCGAGCCACGGATCTTCCCAGCCGAACAGGGCAACGACAACCGCGTGCGCTTCGATCGCGACGAACATGATCGCGGCGAAAATTGTGTTCACGGCACGACTTGCCACGACCAGCCGCGCTTCTTGCAATAGTTCGCGAGCATTCTGCCGTCCCATCCGATCATCGTGCGCAGGATCGGCGCAGCCTGCACGATCTTGCCGTTCTTCGCCGTCACCGCCGCGCACATGTGTGGCGCCGTGATCTGCACCGTCTTGATGACGTCGGGCCGCGGATCACTCACGGCAATAACCAAAAAGCGGGCCCGCCAGCATGTTGCGAATCACCGGCCTGTAGTGCGTCGCGCACCCTTGCAGTAATTCGTGCTTGCGGTTGACGATCTCAGGCTTGCCGCACTCTTCGTAGCAGCCGTAGCACATCAGTCCACCTCGGCCTTGCCGATCAGTACGCGCCACGCGTCGCGCACGCGCCAGACTGCGCGGCGTACCGCCATCCGCGCGCGCTCAGCGCGAGTCGGCGGCGGCCCGGCCGGCATACAGAAGTAGCTGCGCAGCATGGCCTCGCGCAGCTGATTCGACCAGACGATCTTGGTCGCCTCGGGAATCGTGCCGAAATCGCTCACCGCGGCCGCAGCAGGCGCGCCACACCGAATGCCACGCCGATGATCAGCAGCTGCACCAGCATGCTCTGAGCGACGTACAGGGCCAGTTGGCTCATTTCGAATTCGCCTTGGCGGATAGTTCGTTCTTGAGCGCGTAGCCCATCAGCGTCCAGACCTTGGCCAGCGCTTTGCCGCGGGCGATGGCGCGACCCAGTTCGGGGTCGAAGTTCTCCGGGCTCGCGGGCGCGCTCTCTCCGGTTACCGTGAAGCCGTTGCGCAGCACGAGCACGCAGAACGTCAGCACACCCAGCGCCTGCATCGACCGCATCGAATCCCAGTCCTGTGCAAATTTGGCAGGCCCGATCGTGTCGAGGCCGCCGAAGTAGTGCTCGCTGGCGACGTTCGCTTCGACGTCGTCCGCGGTCACGCGTCGCGCGGTCAGTCCGCGGTTTTGGATCTCTTGCTCGATCTCGGTGTCGGTGGTCACGGCTATCTCCTCACGGTTGATGTTCGATCGCCGGCAACGGTTCCCGTCCCAGCGTTACGCGTTGACGCGCGGCCCGCAGCACGTCGGCAAGGTCGCCCACAGCCGAATGCTCGACCTCGACCTTCTCGCGCCACTGGGTGCGCCTGCGGTTCTTCAGCCAGAAGATGCAGGCCGCCACGTCAGGCGGCACGTGCTCGACGTACGGCACGATCACAGGCTCGCCCATGTGCTGCATGATCTTCGTCGCGTTGTGCGTGTAGCCGACTGCCCGGCGGTACAGGGACTGTTCCACGCGATCGTCGCTGGCTTCACGGCCGACCTTTATGGCAGTGCAAAATGCCTCGTTCTGCTGCATCCAGCGAGTGATGGTCACCTCGTTGACGTCGAAGAATTCGCCGATCTCGCGCACAGTGGCGCCGAAGTGTGCGAGCTTGCCGGCCTGCTCGACGTACTCGGGTTTGAACACCGAGGGTCGGCCTGCTTTTTTGGTCTTCGCTTTGACGCTCATGGGCTGTTACAAGTGACGGAAGTAGTTGCGGTAGACGCGGTAGGCCTTGCCTTCGACGCTGGTCTCGCGCGGGACGATCAGGTTGTCGCTCGGTAGCGGTTTGACCGCGCTCAGGTAGCCTGCGCTGGTGCAGCAGACCTTGGTCGCGCCCATGGGCCCGGCCTCGAGCACCTTGCGGCAGCGCAGGCAGCGGTCAGGACGGCCGAGCGCGATGAACGCCTGCTCGTCGATGTGGTGCGCGATCTGTTCGGCCAAGCTCACGGCTTGAAGCTCCCGTACTCGATGACGCTGCCGTCTTTCATGATGACCGTGCCCCACAGGGGAGAGTGCGAGCCATCGATGACGCGTCCGTCGACGCGGTAGGTGAAGCTGGCTGGCGCCGGCTCTACCTCGGCCGTTCTGGGCACGCAGCGCACGATCTCGTCGATGCCGCCCGGGCGATGAACGTAGGCGCGGTCGCCGCTCAGGGTCAGCCTGTCGTTGACGCCCAGCGGGATACTGCGCGCGAACTGCATGGTGACCCACGTGTTCACGGCTTCGGCCACCACGCGGCCAGCCCGGCCGGCGCGTCTTCCCATTGATCGTACAGCGGCACGCTCGTGAACAGCTGCGCCGCGGCATTGTCGGGGAAAGAGGTGACGTTGACGCAGGACGGGCCGTTGCGCGTGTCGATGTTGCTCCACACGCGGGTCACGATGGCCGGCGCGAACTCGGTGCCGTTCGACGGGTTGAGCAGGCGCAGGTGAACGATGTCGCCGATCTTGGGAATCATGAGCGTGCTCCGTGTAAAAGGACGTCGTCGCCGTCTGCGCGGCTGCCGCAGCACAGGCACACGCGCGAACGCGGCGGTGGGTAGGCGAAGAAAACCGACACGCGTGGCTGAAATACGACGATCGAGTTGTGCTTGCCGCAGCCCTCTTGCGCTTTAGCCTTGCGCGGTGGCGCCGGCATCATCGCGCCGCACAGGCACGTCAGCTCTGCCCCGCCGGGCATTTCGTGCCACGCGCAGACGTGCCTGTACGGATTCGGTTTTGTTGGAAAGCTGTAGTCGGTCAGCGATATCGCCGATGCGTTTATCGCGTAGGCTTCGGCCGCGTAGGCTTCGATTTTCCTGAATCTCTCGAGCGAATCCTCGACCTCGCGCTGCTCGAACTTGGCCTCTAACGCATCGACGCGCTTGCCGAATTCCTCGACGCGCTTGGTGTACTCGTCGATCTTGTCCTGCAGGTCGATTCCCGGCTTTTTCATCGGCATTGGCACCGGCAAAACATGCAGCGACGCGGCAAATTCTGCGATGGCCTTGCTGTCAAGGTCGCCGTAAGGTTCGCCCGGCTCGCGCGGATTACGCCAGATCTCGTACGCCCTGCCGCCGTCGTGGATGCCGTGCGTGACGCTGAGACCGTCGTGATTGACGCGCACGACGCCCACGCCGCCGCCTACCCAGCCGACGATGTAGAAGCCCGGCACGGGCGGCAGCGGGACGTCGTTCCAGTCTTTATTTCGAGGATCGCGCACGGGTCGTCTTTCCTGCGTTGTGGTAGGCCGCAGCGACCGCGATGGCTTTCGCCTTTTTCATGCTCGTCGGCGAGGTGTTGCCGATCTGCCCGGTCGTCGCGTAGGCGCGCAACATCTCACGGATGTTCGCTTGGATTACGGTCTTGCTCTTGCCCTTTTGCAGTGGCATATCAACACCTTCTGCACAGGTTATTCAAACGAAAAATGGTTTTGGTCGGCATGCTGAAACACCTCGAGCCCGGCGTAGAACACGCGGTTCGGCTCGCGCAGGCTCGGCGTGATCCAGCTGAAGCTGCCGGGCTCGGCCTTGAGCTGCGTCCAGACTGCGATGCCCACACGCATCTTCGACGGGCGGCCGTACCTCAGCGGGTCGGACGCGCGCTTGTGGTCGCGCAGCAGGCGCATGACGTCGGTGTACGAGCGCGGCGGCGCGACCTCGGCCACGAAGGTGGCTGGATCGGTAGGGGTCGAACCTACGACGGGCGCCTTAACAGGGCGCTGCTCTACCTCTGAGCTACGATCCAATTCTTCGCTCACTGCAGGCCTGCCTTGTACTCGATCGCGAGCGTGTCGCCCGGCATGAGATATTTGGGGCGGTCGAGCTTTTTGATCAGCTCGCGGCCGTTGACGATGGACATGATCTCACTGCAACTCCCGTCACCCGGGCGGCTGCGCAACACCATTTCACTGCCGGTCAGCGCTTGGCTGCCGTCCATACCGTGGTCGTAGAATTCCTCGACGTACATGACGTCCTTGACGTTGCCGCGGTAAACGAGATCGCGGTGTAGGTCGAGCGTCACCGGGTAGCCGCGGCCGCCGCGTGGATCGAACACGCCGGTCCCGCGCAGGTAGATCGTAAGCTGCGGCGGGAACGCGAGGCCTTCATGGCAAGGCGTAGGTGGCTCCGACGCCGGCAACGCGGCGTCGGAGGTGCACGGCAAGACAGACACGGCGACCGCGGCCGTCGTGGCCGTGGCCGCGATACCGAGGAAGCCGCGCCGCTTCACGCGCCAGCCGCCGCCGTGGCACCGGTCGCGCCCGGGAACGCCGCGGCGTCGGCCGTGGCGTCGGCGGTGTTGATCGCGTCGGCGATGGCCTGCAGGCGCTGCGCGGCGGCCTGCGTGCGGGTCTTGATGTCGGTCAGCTGGGCATCGGTCACGGTGCTGGTGCTGATCGCGGCGACCGCGGTGGCGAGCTTGACCAGCTCGGCGGCGTCGGCCGTGACGGCTTGGCCGACGAGATCGAGCTTGGCGTCGACGTCGTCCTGTGCGGCCTTGATGTCATCAATGAGAGGCATGATTTTCTCCAGAAGAATTTGGGTGAGGTGGTTGAGCTTGCGCTCGATGTCGTGCAGACGTTCGTCGCTAGTCGGCAGCCAGCCGCGATCTCGCAGGTAAGCGAGCAGCCGTTCTCGTTCGTGCGAAGGTTCCACGTGGATCACAATCACGGTTTCTCCGGTTGAACACCGATAGTGCGCAGGCACTGGGCGCATAATGCGCGCGCGTTGTCGCACTCGTCAAGGCCCAGATTGTGACGGCCTTTGTGCACGTCCTGACCGTCGCCGAGGAGGTCGATATCGTACGGCACGTCGCGTCGCCCGTTCCACTGCACGAGCGGCTTGCACGGCTCGAAGCAGGCCGCGCTGCAGGTGCCCGGTTCCGACCTAAGGTTTTGCGGCGCGCAACCGGGCAAGGTCAACAGGAGTGCAGGGATCCAGAGGGTCCACGGTAAGCGGCGGCGGCGGTGCATTGATCTCGTCCTCGATTTCGCTGCGCTTGGCCAGCAGCGGGTTGTGCTTGGGATCCTGCAGCGCCTTGAGCTTCAGCGCCACGGCGTCGTTGTAGGCCTTGTCCTCGGCCGCGCGCTTGTTGTAGCCGCGGTTGAACACGTGCTCGTCCCACGCAAGGTACGCGCCGACGAGCGCGATGGCGAGCCCGAGGATGATCCAGATCTTGCCGGGCGTGACCTTCCAGACCAGCTTAGCGCCGTTCTCGATCGCGGTCTCGGCTATCGTGACGATACTCATGTCGGGCGAACCTCTTTTCCAGTTTTCGAACTCGGCGCGCGGTCGCCGCGTCGTTGCGCGCGTGCAGGATGATCGCCCAGATCAGGCCGATGACCGACACGCACAGCGAGCCGCCCGCGATCTCCTCGATCGTGGTGGCCACGACTCACGCCCCGGACGCCGGGATCGGTGCCGTGGTCGTGTTCGCGCTGCCGCCACTGCGGAACCTGCGGTATGTGCCGTACGCCGCGATGGCGCCGCCGACGATCAGCAGCACGTTGTAGACCGTGTGCAGGGTCGGTGAGGGGATCGCGTTGACCGGCGCGCCGATCGCGTTGAGCCCGCCCTGAATGTCCGGCGCGAGCGCCGCGGCGCCGCTGGCCACGCCACCGACGGTCGCGATGACCGCGTGCACGCCGGTCGTGGGCACGTCGCCGACGCCGGCAAGGCGCAGGCCCTGATTCAGCTGCTCCGGCTTGAACAGCTTATCGAACTTCACGCCCTGCTCGTGCTGCGCCATGGCCCACAGCAGCGGGTACATGCCGTCGTAGGCGAGCGCGCCCGATGGCGTCAGCGGCAGCGGCGCGTCCATGTCGAGACCGGACAGTTCCTTGACGTGCGCGATGTACGCGGCGGTGTTGTTCTCGGTGCTCGGCGCCCAGTGCGTGATGATCTGGGCCGGGGTGACCCATCCGACGCGCTTGTAGGCCCACACGTTTTTCGCCGCGGCGCGGAAGCCGTTGACAACCGTGTTGAACTTGCAGAAGGCGCCGATTCCCGCGATTTCGACGACGCCCGCATCGCCCGCAGCTTGGCCGTCCCACGTTTTGCCGCCCAGCATCGGGCGAAGATTCAGGGGATTGTTCCCGATCAGCATGTCGTCACCTAAGTTATTGTTTTATCGTCGCTTACAAGCGATCTGAATGTTCGAAGTTCGTCGAGCGCTTTACGCACCCGTTGTGCTGGTGTCAGCCTGCCCGGCTCCGGCGTCGGCGGCTGCAGCAGCGTTGGCCATTGCAACCTCGTATGAGGGTCGACATAGCAGAGATAGAGCAAGTCGTCGACCAGCTTCACGAGCCTCTGCATCACGTCGCGTTGACCACGGATCGACGCCAGTGTAGCCGGCGCCAGCGTGAGGAACTGGCCGTGATTGACGATCAGTTTCGCGACTCGTGATCTGTCCAGTGGCGGAAGTTGCGTGTCCGCGCGCGCCTGCATGATCAGGCGGTCGAGCTGAAGTTCCAGCTCCAGTGCGTCCCGTGGCATTTACTTCTTTTCCGAGCATGGATGCTGACCTCGTTCGATCTCATACCGCAGCGTCGCGAGCGTCGAATCGTAAGCGTGCATCACGACAGTGTTGAAGAGGGTGAGCAGCGCGATAATGACCCCGCCCCACTGAACAAACCCGGGGCGGGTGTCATAGTTCGGCTTGAGGCCCACGGCTTAGGCTACGTTCGCCTGCGAGTGCGCGACAACCGGCAAGTTGCCGGTCGCGTCGCAGTTCGCGATGAACGCGTCGATGACCGAGATATCTGGACCGGCCTTGAGCACCACGCCGTTGACGACGTTGTCGCCCGGGAACGCCTGCGCGTCGGTCATCTCGGCGCCGCGCACGAACTTCGCGCCGCTGCCGGGCTCGGCCGCGGTGTAGGCGTAGGCGCTATACAGGCCGCGCCCGTCGAGGTGATACGCGCCGCCGGAGATCGCCGGGGAAAGCATCAGGGCCGCGTCCTCGAGGTTCGCGCTCAGGTCGAGCGGCACGTCCTTGCCGGTGTAGAACGTCGTGACCGCGTCCTTGATGAAAAACCACTTCGTGACGCCGGCCCACTTCGGGTCGGACGCGCGCTTGGCTTCGACCGCCTGCAGCATGACCGCGCCGCGATCGTCGGGCTGGCTCATGCCGTGCGTCCACATGCCGCCGCCACTCGGAGCCGGGTTGATCGATACCGGCGCGTTCGTCGGCGCGGGCGGTAGTGTGCCGTTGCCATGGTGATGGAAAATCGTGTCGATCCAGTGCTTGAGGTTTTTCAGATCCATTGCGGCGGGTTCTCGTGTGAGGTTTTAGGAATTTGGTGGCCGCGACGAGCGGCGACGGGAGGTAACCAACCTTTGAGGAGAAAACATCGTTGAGCGTGCGCCGATGCTCGCGCATGGGCTTCCGAGTCCCGGGGAGGTCGTCGGTGCACGGGAGAAGTCTAGCCGACTCGTCGCGTGGCTTGCGCCTTTGGTGGGCACCTTGGGCAAGTTACCCGACCGTATAGGTTCTATGCGGCAGCCTGTCAAGCATTTTCAGCGATCGGCTTTTCTGCGGTGGCGTTTTGCATGGATCCGAACAAGTCGGCGAGCGTCGCGATGTGCGCGGCGGCGGCGGCATCGTCGCGCGCACGCTCCTCGTCGGTGCGCTTGCGCGTCGGCGCGGCCAGCTGGGCCACGGGCGGCTCCGGCAGTGCGCCGCCGGCCATCACGTGCTCGCGCGCGGCCTCGTACGCGTCGCGCAGCATGCGGTCGGCCATGGACTGCTCGGCGCGAGCGAAGCGGTACATGTCGAGGTTCATGCGGACCAGCATCACGAACCGTGACGGGCACGGCTTGCCGATCGCGGCACGCAGCCGCGCGTAGCTCGGGATCTCGAGGCACATGGCGCGAAAGCTCGGCGAGCTGGGCGGGAACTCCGCGCCGCGCGCGGCGTCCGCGGTGACCCCGGTCGCGAGCTGGTCGAGCGTGAGCCCGTGCAGTGTCTCGGCCCACTCGGCCCCGGCGATGCTGTCCGGCTTGTCGCCGTACTGGGATGCCCACGCGTGCCCGTAGCGGGCGCCCATGCGCATCCAGATCCGGTCAAGTATCTGCGCCGGGAGCCTCGAGGTTGAAGGTGCTCGCGGCGTCTTCGCGCTCGCGACGGTCTCGGATGTTTTTCTCGATGCGCTCGACGACGCTGAGTTTACGTGGGCCACCATTGCCATTCTCCGGTTTGATTGCGAAGAGCCCGGTCCACCCGCGCTCGATCGATTGGTTGACGACGGCACGCGGGTCGTGACCCTCGGCGTGCAGTTTCTTCAGGGTGCTCAGGGACAGCGACTTGGCGTGCTCGGTCCAGCCCTTGCCGCGTGCGGCGCGGTACGCGTTCCACTCGACCCAGACGTCGAACGGGATCGGGCTCAACTCAAGAGCGCGCGCAGGCGCGCGTTGCTTTTTTTCTTGCTTTTGCTTCGTCTCTACGTCTCCGTCTACATCTACATCTTCGTCACACGGTGACGTTGGTGACGTCACAGGCTTTTTCGGTTCCGGCGCAGCAGCCTTTTTTTCTCGCCACTTACGCGTTCTGGCCGCGCCCGGCGACAGCGGCTCTTCGAGCCCATCTCGGTAGCTTTCGAAGTTCAGGATGCGCCAACCACCCTCAACCTCTGCGATCCTTCTTCCTTCGTAAGTCTTTGTTCTTGAATAAGTATCTGGCGATGAAAGCTCGGCGATGATCTCCACTGCCCGCTCGATCGTCATGAAGCAGTCGTGCGCAAGCATCGGGATCGAATACCTCACGACACCGTCCCTGATGTCTGCCTTTGCGAGCATGAAAATCCAGACTCGCAGCACGTCGTCCGGACGCTTCCACAGGGTCGAGCCCGTGATGCCGTGATCGAGCTTGGTGAAGTGCCCCTTCGTTGCCATGGTGTCCCTCGGGTTGTTGTGACACTGTGACGTCACTTGCGTCACTTGTGACAAGAGTGTAACGTTTTGCGCATGAACATGCAGCTTTTCGAATTCGCCGGTCACCTGACCCTTGTCGACCAGCCGGAGCTGGACGACGAGGACGTTATGGTCGTGCCCGTGGCTCTCGACCGAGCCACAGCAGGAGCCGTGCGAATCCCAATACAACCCGAAGGCGCCAGCGCTCGAGCCGCGTGACCGGCTTGAAGGCCGGCGGCGGGACGTCTGTGATGGCGAAACTGCCGATGAGGAGGGCGCGCCTCAGTTCGCGGTCTCGCCAGTCGGTGCGTAGATTCCCGTAAATAACCGCCGGCATGACGATCTCCTCGGGTGGTGGCGCGACTTCCCGGGCTGGCACGATCGACGACGGGCCCTCGTGCCGCACACGCGGGCTGCCGCCACCGATTTTTCTGGTCATGTGCACCTCACCGGCCGACAAGATCGCGCCGCGGTCGATACGTCGATCTCGGTCCCAGCTCCCGGGCAGCTTGCGATAGATGTCTTCGTCGAGGTCGACCGTCATGACGTGCGTGCGCGCTCGCGCGCGGCGGGCGTGCGCTTGCTCTTCAAGTGGTTCAGCATCCAGATAACGGTCGTGATTTCGTTGGCCGGCGCCCGAGCGTCGAGCATCCGGCGCAAGTCAGAACGGTAGGCGCGAATCTGCTGCTCGAGGCTCCAGTCTCGGAACCGCTGCGTGACGTCTGGCCAGACGTAGATCACGCCGAGCCAGACGCCGACGAGCAGAAGGGTGACACCGACGACGATGGCGGCGTTCATACGACACCGAACACCTTCGGCGCGATCTGCGCCGCGGTCACCGCGCCCTTCGACAGCTTTTCGATCTTCATCGCGTGGTGCGCCGCGATCGGGCGGTAGCCGCGTGCCCAGTGCGAGATCAGGCCGACGGTCACGCCCAGATCCTGCGCGAGCAGTTCGCGACCGTTGATCGTCTCCTTGCCGTAGGCCGACTCGATCGCCTTGACGATCATTTTGTCGACCGGCATCGCGGGCGCGCGCCGCGGTCGCGCGGTGGCCTTCTTCGCTTTCGTCGAACCTTTGCGGCCGTGCGGTCGGTATGCCTTGTACGTCATGTCTGTAGTAACTCCAGTTGGGTGAACATTGATAACACACTATCATCGCGATTCGTGAGGCGCAATCCCTCGGTACGAAAGCGGGTAGTTGCACGTTAATGTTATCGGTGATATAATAGCCGCGAGCCACGAGATCAAGACCCAACCACAACAACCCCGCAACAAAGGAGAAGAGTGCTATGACGAACCCCCGTGTCCTCCCCGTCCTGCGCGTCCTGCGCAAGGTCAACGTTCTGCACGTCGTCTGCGACCACGTCGTGGGCAAGGATCACACGCACCGCCACCGCCTCGTCGCGGGCGCGGTCGTCATGGCGACCGGTGTCGGCATCGCGCATAGCGCGGTGTTCTTCCCGGTCCTCGAGTCGGTCTCGTTCCTGACCGACGGTGTGGGCTACCTGATCCACGCGTTCGGCACGGTTCCGTACATCGAGTCGGTCGTCGCGTCGGTCGGAGCGTCGGGAGAGTGACCATGGGCTGCCTCTTCATCGTGCTGTACATGTTCGTTGTCGGGTCGGCCTTGCGCCGCCCCGATCCCAAAAATCCGAAGGAGTGAACGAGATGAGAGAGATCGATGCAATTCTGGAACTGGAAGGCGGCGAGTGCGAGAGCGCCGAGCAGGCCGCGGTGAACTATCAGGTGATGATCAACGGCGGCAGCGGCTGGAGCATGCAAGGTTCGGTCGGCCGCGGGATGATGGATATGATCGAGTCCGGGAAGTGCATGCTCGGCAAGGTCGGTCACCGCGACTACTACGGCAACTATATCCCGGCGCGCGGCGAAGTGCGCCCGGGCACGAAAGGTTCACCTGAGTTCGTCAGCGAGCGCATGGGCGCGGAGTGGCTGGCGATGCTCGAGCAAGGAGAAGGCGCATGAGTTTCAAACCCGAGGTAACAACCGACAACACCGGCAAGTGGTACGGCAACGCGCTCGCGTTCGCGACGCGCGAAGAGGCCGAGGCCAACGTTCGCGGCCTGCGCGACCGATGGTTCGCTGTGCGCGAGACGCGCGTGGTCGAGAGCAACGAGCCGGTGAACTACGCGTGGGTCAATGACGCGCTGCAGGCGGTGACGCCATGATCGCCGAGAGCGGGTGGTTCTTCACCTTCGGCACGAATCACGTCGACAGCAGCGGCATGTCGCTGGGCGACCGGTTCGTGATCGTGCGCAACCCGGACTTCAACGACGCGCGCGAGATCCTGATGCGCTGGCGCGGCAGCAACCGGTTCGCGTTCCAGTACCCACTGAGCGAGTTGCCGGAGCAGATCGCAAACTGGGGTCTGCGCGAGTACACGGACATCGCGAGCCTGACTGATCCGAAGCGGGTAGTTGCAGCTTGATTATATATCGGTGATATACTCGCTGCGAAGACACAGGAGACACGAACATGCTGAACCTGATCGACATCACCCTGAACGGCATCGACTTCCCGGTCGGCTGCACGGACGGCGGCGCGTACTGCGACACGATCCAGAGCGTGCTCGAGAAGGCCTACCCCAGCACCGAGGTGCAGGTGAGCTGGTCTAACTCAACCGGTGAGCTGCGCGTGCACCCGTACACCGACGAAGACTGGGACGCCGTGCAAGCCATCGTCCGCGTCCACGCGCGCGGCATCGAGCAGTCGAACTGGGAAGGCGCGTACTGAGGTAGTTGCAATCCCAAGTTATCGATGATATACTCGTCTACGACAAGAGAGGAGAAGCTGAAATGAGAACCCTGAAAGAGATCGCTGCAGAAGTCCGGGCCACGTGGCCGAAAGTCAACTACGCGGCCAAGCCGTACTTGGATGCGATGGCCACGCTGAACAGCCCGAAGGAAAACTACTACGCCGACAGCGGTGAGTCGGTCGTCCTGTACTTCCTGAGCAACGCGGCCTCGTGGCGCGGCGAAGATGCCAAGCGCATCAAGGCCGAGTTGAAGGCCATGGTGAAGTGATTCGCCTACTGCCGCCTGCTAAGGCGGCAGTGAGAGAACCACCCGACCAACCAAGGAGATAACCCGATGTACATGACCACCCGCCACACCGCTTCCCGCGTCGACTCCCAGTACCGCGGCGCCGAGCCGCTGTCGAACGCGATGATCCAGAAGTACGCGCCGAGCGTGCTGCAGACCGAGAAGCACGAATCGCGCAGCGAGCGCTACGCACACATCACCACGATCGACGTGGTCGAGGCGATGCGCAAGGAAGGCTTCCTGCCCTTCGAGGTCGTGCAGTCCCGCACGCGCATCCCGGGCAAGCGCGAGTTCGCCAAGCACATGATCAAGTTCCGTCGTCAGGAAGACCTCGGCGTGTACGCGCCGGAGATCAACGAGGTCGTGCTGGTCAACGGTCACGACGGCAGCGCGAGCTACCGCATGATGGCCGGCATCTTCCGCATGGTCTGCTCGAACGGCCTGATCGCATGGGAAGGCACCGACGAGATCCGCGTGCGCCACACCGGCAACGTGGTCGACAAGGTGATCGAGGGCTCCTACCGCGTGCTCGACCAGCTGAAGCTGATCGACGAGAACAAGGACGAGATGAAGTCCATCGAACTGGATGCGCGCGAGCAGGCGCTGTTCGCCCAGCATGCGCTGGCTCTGCGGTACGAGCCCAACAAGGCGCCGATCAACGTCAACGACGTGCTGCGCCCGATGCGCGGGGCCGACAAGTTCAACGACCTGTGGACCGTGTTCAACCGCACGCAGGAGCATCTGGTCCGCGGCGGCCAGCGCGGTTTCAGCTCGGTCGGTCGCCGCACCACGACCCGCGCCATCACGGGCATCGACCAGAACGTCAAGCTGAATCAGGCGCTCTGGGGTCTGGCGCAGGGCATGGCCGACATCAAGTCCGGTCGTGAGGTGCGGTTCCAGCAGGCCGCGTGATCCACCCGCTGCCGCTTCTCACGAGGCGGCAGCAAGAGGCTCACACCACAACGAGGAGAACAAAATGGGAACACGCGGTGCAATCGGATACGTGGCCGACGGCAAGACCGTCGCCGTCTACAACCACTTCGACAGCTACCCGGATCATCTCGGTCTGGAAGTTGCGAAGGCGCTCAAGAGCAAGCTCAAGACGCCGGAGCTGGCCGCGGCCGTGAAGGCAAAGGTCACCGGCATCGGCATCATCGACACGGAAGTTCCGCCGACGCCCGAGCAGATCGCGCGCTGCGAGGCGGCCGGCACGGTCGACCTCAAGGTCGGCAATCAGTCCACGAGCGACTGGTACTGCCTGCTCAGGAATGCGCAGGGCGATGTCGACGCGTTCCTCGACGGGCGCATTCCGTACGTCGAAAACGACGAGGCGTTCCTGCTCGATTCGCTCTTCTGCGAGTACGCGTACCTGTTTAACTTCGACACCGGCAAGCTCGAGTTTTACAAGGGCTTCAATAAAGACCGGAACGCGCCCGGTCGCTACGCCGCGCTCAGTGCGAGGGGTGAGTACGCGGGCGTCGCGCTCGCGCTGGAGTTCGACTTCGTCAACGACCTGACGCCGGAGAAGATGGTCGACGCGATGAATAACGCGTGCGCCGACGCTTGAACGATGATAACATCACCCATAGGTAGGAGAAGCCAACCATGAAACACCTCAAGACGTTTGCGCTTTACCTGTGGGTGGAGTTTGTGTTCTGCCTCGCGTTCTACGCGTGGCTCTTCCGCTAAGGAGATCGATATGCACTATTCAGTACTGGTGACCGTGAACCCCGACGAGAACGACGCGTACAGGCAGGCCATCGCAAAGGGTCAGTCGCATCGTGGCGCGCTCGACAACGCAGTCGAGTCGATCCTTGCACCGTATGGCGACGGCTGCGAGTGGGACTGGTATCAAATTGGCGGGCGGTGGACCGGGCTGTTCGACGGCTACGACCCGCACAAGGATCCGGCCCACAAGAGCAAGTGCACGTACTGCGCCGGCACCGGCACTCGGATCTGGCCCCAAGGCGCACGTAAGTGCAACGCGTGTGAGAACGGCGTGGCCACGGCGTGGCCGACCGAGTTCAAGCCTCACGATGGCGACATCATGCCGCTCGAGCAGCTGACGCAAGAACAGCTCGACAAGTTTTTTGCGATCGTGCCGGACGGCGCGTTCAAGTGGTGCGGCGGGGAAGACTACACGCCGTGGAAAGAAGATGGCGAGAAGTTTCAAAGGCGCGAGAGACCCCCGCTCGAGTGGGTCAAGCAACACGGTACGTACGCGGTAGTCGTGGATTGCCACAACTAGCCGCAAAACCAAAACCCAAAACCTACGAAGGAGTTATCCGTGAACAAGCCACAAGTCAAAACGAAAATCGAAGACGTCGTCGGCATGAAGTTCGACGTCGAGATCAGCGATATCAAACTGCAAGATCTCATCCGCAAGGCATGGGAGATCACCGGCCCGAGCCCGAAGCTGGGTCCGCTGGCGCGACTGGTGTACGCCACGATCGAAGACGAAGCGCTCAACACGGTCGTGCGTGAGATTTTCGTCACCGCGCACAAGGAAGGGGCCGAGTCGACGCAGTCGGTCGAGCACCTCGACGGGCGCGATCTGCAGCTCGTGCTGTCGTTCAAGGGCGAGAGCCTGCGCATCAGCAGCCAGACGTGGCCGGGCCACACCAGCGAGCAGCTGGCTTCCCTGTTGTCGGCGTTCAACCTCAAGCCGGTCAAGGACGAAGACGTACGGGTGGGGGACGTCGACGAAGACGGCGATGACGAGGCCGACTCGAACGCTGGCAGTTTGGGTGTGATGCTCGCGGAAGACATGTTCGGAAAGCTCAAGAAGATGAAGAGCATTCCGGCTCCCGATGGCTCGGCCGGCCATCTTGTCGGCGGCGCGCTCGAGGCGGTCTTCCTCGGCGGCGCCGGCATCGCGATCTCGTACATGAAGAAGGTCATGGTGCAGAGCAAGCCGGAAGACCTCGACGTGAACCTGCAGGCGTTCGAGAGGGCGGTCAATTCGCGCACGCTCCGTAGCATGATCTCGTCGCTCGCAGGCCTCAGCGACAAGGCTGCTTGATCGTTACCACAGCCGCCGGGGAATGCCGGCGGCTTTTCTAATCACGAGGAGAACCCGAAGTGAAACACCGTCGCAACACCAATGAGCAGCTGCTCGAGTGCGAGCAGGACATCATCAGCACGATGCGCCAGCATCGTGATCCGCTCACGCTCACCAGCCTGCGCGCGCTGCTGTCGCACAAGTACAAGGACAACATCCGCATCATCGACAGCCGACTCGGCTCGCTCATAAACAAGCGCGTCGTCGACATCAACAAGATCCACGGTCACCACGCGGTCTACTCGCTGGCGCGCAAGCAAAAGCCGGACGTGGTCGTGACCGGCGGCCACGAGGTCAGCACGACCGTCGACCAAGCGCAGCGCGCACCGGAGCCCGCGGCGCAGCCGTCACTGACCTTTCGCGAAATGGCGACAGTGGCAGCGGCGCAGCGCCAACCGGAGCCGGCGCTGATCCCTGTGTTCGGCAGCATGATCGTCAGCCGGACAATGGTGAAGCTAGTAATCGATCGGCTGATCGAAGTCGACGGCAACCTGCCGCCAGACGTCGATGCCGCGGCCATGGAGCTTTTGGCCAAGATCGAGCGCAGGCTCGTCGCAGGATAGGAGACGCTGCCATGAGATTTTCAGTTGGCGAGATCGCGATCTTCGCGGTGAACAAGTGCAACTGCCCGAGGTGCGCGCCGCTCACCGGGCAGGAGTGCGAGGTCAAGGTGATTCACCCGCGCATGGGTGATTTCGTCGGCGGCCGATGGGCCGCTGTAACGGGCGACTACGGCGTCATCTTTTCGGATGGCACCGCGCTGATCGTCGCCGACTACCAGCTGCGCAAAAAGAAGCCGCCCGAAGAACCGGCGTCCTTCACCTGCAACAACGATATCGAAGAGGAGCAAACGGCATGACCCGCGAACTGAAACCGTACGAAAAGGCGATCGCGTCGTCGAAAGAACGATTCGTCGAACTGTGGGACGACAGGGCCTACCAAGCCGAAAGCGTCTTCGCGATGCAGGCGCTGACCAAGAACGACTACGCGTTCAAGGTCGCGAACAACGATCCCGCGAGCGTGCGCAACGCGATGATCAACGCCGCGTCGACCGGGCTCACGTTGAACCCGGCGAACGGCTATGCGTACCTCGTGCCGCGCGACAACAAGATCGTGCTCGACATCTCGTACAAGGGCCTGATCAAGATCGCGACAGATGCCGGCGCGGTCGAGTGGGCCCGGGCCGACGTCGTATACGACACCGACGAGTTCGTTTACCGCGGCGCGGCGCAGGCGCCCGAGATCAACCGCAAGAATCCGTTCGCCAAGGAGCGTGGCGAGGTGGTCGGCGCGTACTGCATCGCGAAGACGTCGGGCGGCGACATCCTCACCGAGATCATGGATCTCGAGGAGATACACAAAATTCGTAGCAAGTCGACGGCGTTCATCAAAGGCGACAAAGGCAAGAAGGGTCCGTGGGAAGAGTGGTTCGAGATGATGTGTCGCAAGGCCGTCATCAAGCGCGCCGCGAAGACGTGGCCGTACTCGTCTCGCATGGACAAGCTGCTTGAGTCGATCGAGCTGGCGAACGATGCCGAGGGCGGATACGACCTCGAGGGCGAGTCCGTGCGGCTCGTCTCGGCCGAGCAGGCCGCTACCATCCGCGAGTGGCTGGAATCGCCAGACGTCAATGCGGACGAGCTGTTCAAGCTGTTCGACATCGAAGCCGTCGAGCAGCTGCCTGCGTCGCGGTATCAGGAGTTCATCGACACCGTCAAGGAGCGGGACGAGACCGCATGATCATCCTCGACCACGAACAAGGCAGCCCCGAATGGTTCGCGGCGCGGCGGGGGATCCCGACCGCGTCCGAATTCGATCGCATCATCACGCCCAAGACCGGCAAGGCATCGGCCGGACAGTCGGCCTACATCGGCGAGCTGATCGACCAGCTCGTCAATCCCAACGCGTACAACGAGTGGCTGGGCAACGAGCACACCGAGCGCGGCAATCGGCTCGAGCCCAAGGCCAGGGCCTACTACGAGTTCACGCGTCGCGTGAAGACGCAGCAATGCGGTCTGGTGCTGCGCGACGATCGTCTGGCTGGGTGCTCGCCCGACAGCCTGATCGGCGACGACGGCGGCGTCGAGGCGAAGGCGCCCGAGGGCAAGAAGCACGTGAAGTGGCTGGTCGACGACGAGCTGCCGGACGAGCACAAGGCGCAGGTGCACGGCAACCTGCTGATCACCGGGCGCGCGTTTTGGGACTTCATCTCGTACTGCCCGGGCTACAAGCCGTTCATCGTGCGCACCACGCCGAACAACTACACGAAGGATCTCGCGCGCGAGCTGGACCTGTTCCTGAAAAAGCTCACCGCCGCGAAGCTTCAATTCATCGACTACATCGGAGCAGCATCATGAGCAGAGGCATCAACAAGGTCATTCTCGTCGGCAATCTCGGAGCCGATCCGGAAACGCGCTACACGCCTAGCGGCACGGCGATCACGTCGATCCGTATCGCGACGAGCGAGTCGTGGAAGGACAAGACGACCGGCGAACAGCAGGAACGCACCGAGTGGCACCGCATCGAGTTCTTCGGCCGCATTGCCGAAATCGCGGGCGAATATCTCAAGAAGGGCCGTCAGGTCTA